ATACGTTTAATTGACACAAATTGGGTCCTACTGTATAATACGAAGTATAGTAAGTAATAAGGAGCACAAGATGAGCAACGAATTTAAGAGCTGGGAAGATTACACTCCATTGGAGCAGGCCCAAGCCACTTTTTCTGATATGTACAAAGATGCCCATGGCATTCGTCCTCGTCACATTGATACTTCTACTTGGACCCTGGAGCAGTTCGACCAAGAGTTTGCTGAGTTGGTTGAGATTATGAAAGCCAACGATATCCAGCAAGGCATCGAAGAAGCTAAAGCAATTGAAAAGTTCGAACGCCGTTGTGCTGAATTGATCAGCATTGGTGCCAAGGACATGGCAATGGCTATGCGTTGGATTCACGAAGCTGAAGGTACGCAAGGCGACAATGATTACCTTGCTTGGACTTTGGGTTTGCCCTATCAATATTTCCGTAAAGCCGCTTAATTAAGGAGCTCATAATGAAAGCACTAAACAAATTCATCGCAGACAAGAATCACTGGAACAGTTTTTTCAAAGGCGAACAGTATGAAATTCAAACTGCTCAAGGTCGTCGTCGAGTCGCAGAAATGATTGATTCTAGTTTGAGTCCTGAGAACTTGACCTGCGATGGCGAATTGCCCCGAGCAGAAGTCGATCGTCGTTACAAAGAATTGACTACTGCCGCAAAACAGTTGATCCAATTGGATCCTAGTGTTGCTCAGTATATGTATGAATTTGCCTAAGGAAAAACAATGAGCAGAATGTCAGAACTGTCCGTGGAAATTAAAGATATGCTAGAAGAAGGTTACTTGCCAGTGACCATTGCTCGAGAACTTGACGTACCTATTACTTGGGTATTTGAGGAAGTTGAGCAAGACGAACTTAGCCCATTTGAAACTATTAACTCTTAAGAGACTAAAATGAAAGAACTAGTTGTTATTCTTGTCGCACTTGCTCTAATTGTACTTGGTCCATTTGCTACACTATGGGCATTGAATACAATTTTCCCTGCTTTGGCAATCCCTTATAACCTTGATACATGGTGTGCTGTGATTGTACTCAAAGGTTTTGCTATCGCTACAGTTACTCGCAAATAAGGAATTTGACATGTTGTCTATTAAAGAAATCAATCAAGCTATTATGTTTGGCTCTTTTACCAACGAAGAATTGACTAGCATTGGCGAAGCAATTCGATACTATCGGGCTCAGCTTACAAAGCAAACCAAGCGAAATGTGACAGTAGGTAGTACTGTTAAGTTCACTCATCCTAAAACAGGTCGAGTTCATACTGGCTCAGTGCTAAAAATTAAAATTAAAAACATTACAGTTCTAGAGAATGGTGTTTCAAAGTGGAACGTCCCTGCTAATATGCTGGAGGTGGTAGCATAATTGGCAAAATCATTTAAATACAATTATGCTAAAATTCTTCCTTCGCCGACTAAAAACTCCTGCAGATTTATCTGACACTCCTCACAACGAACATCGTGATCCTTATCTTGAACGCATTATGGACGAGATAAGGTTGAACAAAAACAATATTCCTGTTACAATTAAAGAACAACTTAAACAAAAGGAAATTAAATGAGTCTAGTCCCAATGGTCCTTGAACGTACTGGCAACAGTGAACGTGCCATGGATTTGTATAGTCGCTTAATGCGAGATCGTGTTATTTTATTGGAAGGCGAAGTCCATGATCAAATGGCTAACCTTATTGTAGGTCAACTTCTATTCTTGGAAAGCGAAGATGCCAGCAGAGATATTACAATGTTTATTAACAGCCCAGGTGGTAGTGTCACAGCCGGGATGGCAATTTATGATACAATGCAGTTTATCAAACCAGATGTATCCACTTATGTTATGGGGCAGGCCTGCTCAATGGGTAGTTTACTCGCCCAAGCCGGAGCGCCGGGTAAACGGTTCATCCTTCCCAACGCAAGACACATGATTCACCAACCCAGTGGCGGAGCACGTGGACAAGCTACGGATATGCAGATCCAAGTTAATGAGATTTTGGAAATGAAGAAGAATCTTACTAACATTTATGTCAGACATAATAGCCGTGGCAAAGACTACGAAACTCTTGCTCGTGACATGGAACGAGATTATTTCATGAGCGCACATCAAGCAATGGAATATGGTTTGGCAGACAAAGTTATTGAAAGCAGATAATGGATTTTGCTGTAGAATTTATTATCATCTGCGCTTTAGTTTGGCTAGCATCTAAGTTTATCTTATTTTATCTTCAAGCAAAAAACGAGATACTTCAAGAAGAAATCGACGACTTGACAAAGAAGCTTAAGGATAAAATTATTCATGTTAATGTAGAAAAACATGGAAGTGTGTTTTATCTTTATGAAAGAGAAACTGATAGGTTTATTGCACAAGGTTCTGATATCAATGAGATCAAAAAGAAGTGTGCCGACAGATTTAAAGATGCTGTGATTGTTGCAGATTCCGATGAACTTAAAAAATACGGATTAGAATAATGCCATTAGTTGCGATAACAGGACATACAGCTGGTATCGGTAAAGCTATGTCTGATTATTTTATTGCTAAAAATTATCAAGTACTTGGTTTTTCTAGAAGTAATGGCTATGACATTTCAACAGAAGAAGGCAGAGTCCGTGTTATCAACGAATCAAAAAACGCAGATATTTTTGTTAACAATGCTTATAATTTTAAAACTGACGATGCTGGCCAAACACTGGTACTAAGGTCAATGACTACAATTTGGGAAAATCAATCTAAATTAATTGTTAACGTTTCTAGTATCGGCGGAGACTTTCCTGGCAACAAAGTACCTTATAATATTAATAAGAGCCACCAGGACGGACATTTGAAACTTGTAAGTCATACAACAAAGAAATTGCATACCATCAACTTAAAACCTTACTGGGTAGCCACTGAATGGGTAAATGCTCGTTGGCCCGATGTTGCTAAAGACAGTACTAATTGGCCTGACATTGGTAAACTTGATATTGATCAAGTTATGAAGGTATTTGATTTTGCTTTTACAAATTTAGATACAATGCGTATAACTGAAATATCAATGTATCCTAAATTTAACTCTTAGAACCCCATTTACGAATAGGACAAGAATTACGTTTATAGCTAGTTTTCATTGGCAAGTAACACCAACAAAAACCACAAGAACTGACTCTACTAACATAATGATGACATTCTCGACAAATGCTTAAACGTCTTTCTTTTTCTTGTTCGTCAACTTTTTCTAACATACATTATTTATTGAAGAATTTAGATGTTGACAGCCCATCTGAATCATCGTATAATCAGGCTGTGTTTTTAAACTTTTGAGGTATTTAAAATGAGTGGAATGACTTGGACAGTAACATGCGGTAAGTTTCGTAAAACCTATCAGGACTTTCAGAGTGCTAAGGCAGATGCTGAAAAGGAAAGCTGGTTGCAAGACCGAGCCGCAGAGATTAAAACTAACCTGGGCAAGATTAAACGTGTTCGTGTTCGTAAGCCAGAATTTGCATAATGCCAAGTTGGAGCATTAGCGAAATCAAAGGCAATCTACAAATGATTGCCTATGAATGTTCTTGGCCAGGCAATGACGGATATTCGGCATTTGAACTTAAAAAGAAATTAATGGAAGTTAAATTTCTTGTAGAAGATCTCATTGAAGGATGTCCGACATTTGTTGGCGAAGAAGAATGGTTACATGAACGTTTAATGGAAAAACTTAAAAAATGAATAAAAATGTAAGACGAATTGCCACTGAAACTTATAACAAAGTTACTGCTGGCAAAAAAATTGATATGACTAATCTAGAGACTACCATCGATGCTTATGTACTTGCGGTAATTTCTGCTACAGTTAATGAGTGCTCGGATATCATTAAATCAAAAGCTCGAGATCATGACAATGACGCAGTAGCATCTATGCTAAAGGCAGCTTCAGTAGACCTACGAGATCACTTTGAAGTATGAGCGATAAACTATTCCTAGGAACCGTTCTGGCATTGTTCGTTGCCTTTACTGGTCATCCTTGGATAGCAGTTTTTATCTTTTGGTTGGCAGCAATATAAAAAATTAGGAGTAAATATGATTACAGGTATGCGTTGGTATGCTGGTAATGAATGTATTGGCATTGTACAAATTGTGCAAGAGCATGAGCGTGATACTTATCGTCAAACAGGGCTAGCTAATTTTAAATACTACATTGGTGTAGGTCAAGGGCAAAACGAACGAGATGATGCCCAACACATCGCAGACTATGGAGTACCATTTGATAAGCTAGCAGGTGACGTATTGTTTGGAGTTTAGCATGAACGAACGAATCAAAGAGCTTGCTGAGGAGGCTGATAATTTTTGTAGAAATAATATTCCTAATTGGACAATAGATAATTATAACAAAAAATATGCCGAGTTGATTATTACAGAATGTGCCAATATAGTAGAAAATCAAGGTAGATATTTACGCTATGATGTTATGTCTACCAAACTTAAAGAGCACTTTGGAATTAAAAAATGACTGACGAATTTGAAAAGTATGATGAGTTCGCTAAACAAATGGAAACTCGTTTTCCAAAAATGTTTAGCGAGCCCTACGGCGGATTTTGCTGTGGTGAAGGATGGTGGCCGATCCTGACTAACCTTTGTGCTAATATTCAACATCATCTAGATTGGAAGAATAAAACTTCTGAAGTTGTTCCTCAAGTAGTTGTGGCACAAATTAAAGAAAAGTTTGGCGGCCTACGGTTTTACTACGATGGTGGCGACGATACTGTTCGAGGCATGGTCACTATGGCAGAAGTATGGGCAGGAAATACTTGTGAAACATGTGGCCGGCCTGGCTATCAACGTAGTGGTGGTTGGATCAAAACACTCTGCGATGAACACGAAGCTGAACGCCAACAAAGGTTGACACAATCAGCAACTTCATAGTATAATGAACTATGAAAATTAAAGTAGTATCAGACCTCCATTTAGAGTTCAGTGACGTTAATATCTCAAATGATGAGAACTGCGATGTTCTCATCCTTAGTGGAGATATTATGGTTGCTCAAGATCTCCACGACCATCCAGAAATGGATTACGGTATGTACAGCAATGTCAACCTTGCTGATCTTGGACGCAGGCAACAAACTGCTTTAAGGTTTAGGGACTTCTTAAAACGTGTGAGTTTTCAATTCCCTCATGTCATCTATGTAGCAGGCAATCATGAATTTTATCATGGACGTTGGATTGGTAGTTTAACGCATCTGCGAAAAGAATGTGCTAAGTTTCCTAACGTTTATTTCCTAGAGCGTGACTGTAAAGTCATCGACGATGTAGTATTTGTTGGCGGAACATTATGGACTGACCTAAACAAAGGTGATCCATTGACGCTACATGGCGTCCGTGATATGATGAATGACTACAAAGTTATCAAACGAGACGATTTGGATTTTACTCGACTAAAGCCAGTTGATACCGCTATGCGTCATAAACAAACAGTTGACTATATTAAATTGATAGTTGATGAAAACAAAGATAAGAAGTGCGTTGTAGTAGGGCATCACAGTCCTAGTCATCAAAGCACTCACGAGTGGTACAAGGGAGAATACATAATGAATGGTGCTTACCACAGCAACTTAGAAGAATTCATTATGGATCGTCCACAGATTAAACTGTGGACACATGGTCATACTCATCATTGTTTTGATTATGTTATTGGTGAAACTCGTGTCGTATGTAACCCACGTGGCTATGAAGGACACGAACCTGACAGTGGTTGGAACGTTAAAATGTTTATTGAAATTTAAGGACTAATATGATTACGTTGAAAGAATGGATGGAAGTAGTAGAGTACCGTGTTACTGAAGGTAGCACATTTTGTTGGCAATGTTATGGACCCAATGCTTACAGCTTAGACAGTTGGGATGGCGACCACGATGGCCGCAGTTTTACTATCATCTTTGATACTAAGACACAAACAGTCTACGAAGTTCAAAGTCATGATTTTAAAAACGACCGTGCTTATCGTAGAATTAATCCAGACTTTAAGGATCAACGAGATAGCGAAAGCACCGAACGAGATGTGTCATTAGACGAAGCATGGGACGATGTCAACTATGTTGATTTAGAGTCAGACGATGATTGGATTCAAAAGGCATTGGCTATTGCGGCAGGAGAAGACTACGATACTCGCGTAAGTATTCCCATCGACTTGCCCGAAGAAGAACTTATGGTTCTATTTAAAATGGCACATGAGCGTGATATGACATTCAACGATTTTATTGAGCAAGTATTACGTGAACAATTAGAACGTTTAACAGCTTAATTGACACAAATTGGGTTCGGTGTTATACTTTACATATGAAAGTTAAAGTACAAAATCCGCAGTTTAATCGTCCTGGTATTTGGATGTTTGACCAGCCCGAATTCTTTGAATTCGAAGGTAATGAAGTTCAAGTTAAATGGTTAAAACCTGGAGAGATTGCCTTGAGCACAGGCAATCCAGAGTTTCCATTTAGAGTGATTCAAAAGTCACTGATTGTTTCTATAAATAATCAAGTAATGGAACATCGAGTATCTGCGGTAAAAACCTTTACAGTCAAAGGCAGTAAAGGTGACACTTATACTGTAACCATTGATAGTGGCAAAAGTCATTGTACTTGTAGTGGTTTTCAATTTCGTCGAACCTGCAAGCATGTCAAGGAGAAAGAATATGCTTAAGAAAGTAGCACTAATTACAGCCCTAGTAGCCGGTTTAGCTGGTTGCGGGCATCAACAACATTGGGTAGGTCCTGCCGTTGTCGGCGGAGTTATTGGCTACGGTATGGCTCAACAATCACAGCCCAGGGTTTATGTCGAACAGCAAGTAATACACCCAGTTAATCCTAATAGGTATGCTCAGTGCGAGATTTATCTGCGTAGATATGCTAATTGTAGCGGATTGCGAACAACTTACGACGAACGAACATGTCAGGCTAGTGAACGAAATTACTATAACTCTTGTATGACTAGGTAATTTTATATTTCTAGATAAATAAATTTATTAATAAAGGAGAAACTCTTATGATTAGAGTAACTATGACACAAATCCGACCAAATACTAATGTTCCATTTTGGTATGATACTGCAGATGGAATCGCGTACGGTAATTACAAATTACAGAACTATGGCTCAAGAATAACTAATCCGTCGAGTTCGCTTAGCCAAGACAAACTAACAGCAACTTTGTCATCGGATATCACTAGTCGTGAACACTATGATGCTTTTATGGTTGATCCAATTGTTCAAAGTTATCTTGCCAAATTTGCTAGTTATAATAACGCAAATGGTATTTTCGCAGGCGAAAGACAGATCACAACAATTTAATTTTAAATTGACACAAATTCCCCGTTATGCTATAATACAAGTATAGTTAAACAACGGGGAATTTTTTATGTCCAACGCAAAGACAGTAAACAAAAAACCTTTTCCAATTTCACTTGTATGGGCGGCAATTGCCGGTGCCGATCGTATCAATGAAGGCAAATATATTAACACCCTTTACAGCGGTGACCCTGTTTTCAAACTCAACAAAGACTTAGCTCTTGATTTTTGTATCAGTCCTTTTAATCTCACCGACGAAGACAAGGCCATGGGCGAAAAACTCGCCAGTCACTTTTCAGGCCTACTGTTCAAAACTTTGTCAGGTCCAATTGCCAATGGCTTTATGAGCACCATTGCTAACATTGTTGGCATGGAAACTGTGGGCAAATATGAAATCGCTTGTATGGCTTGTTTGGTAAATGTTTACCGCAAAGACTTGGTTCGAGAACAGCATAAAGAAAAAATGGATTTACTTACAGCTAACAGTGAATATCTTGGCCAAGAAGGTAGTAAGCAAGAAATCACTGCTGAAATTCTTGAAACCTTTTACAGCAGAAAATATGAAAGTCTCATTGTCACTGCTATCGCAGGAGGCAATGTTGTTAAATTCTTTACCAGTAAAGATAAAGAATTGTTTCCACTTAACGGCAAGGTTACACTTAAAGGCACAGTAAAGCGTAACAGCGTCAATGATCGCAATGGAGTAAAAGAATCTTGGTTAACTCGTGTAAAGGTGGTATGATATGATTAGAGTAGTATTTTTGTTTTTGGTACTGAGTGTGCTCGTTTATTTGGGCATGATCGCAGTACAAAAGATGTCAGGTAAGCAAGCACTTAACTTGACAAAAATAGCAGTTCAAGCTATAATTAGTTCTACAGTAGCAATCTTGCTAATGTTTGGTTTAGTAATTCTCTTCTAAGGATCAATATGTTTACTGACTTTTTGGTTAGACCATTGTATTTCGTACTTGGTTTTATTTTTTGTTTCTTTCTCTTTGTAAAAGGTATCCTCTAAAATGAAAAACGTTTTTAAAATTGGTTTGATTATGGCCGCAGTTGTAGTCGCAACAGGTTGTACTCGCATTGAAACCGGCGAGGTTGGTCTCCGTCGTGATATCAGTAAACAAGTTAGTACACAAGAACTCTTGCCTGGTTCTTGGAATCAAACTATCATCGGCGAGGTTATGACTTTCCCAGTCAAAGACGTTAACGTCAAACTTGATGACATGACTCCTTTGGCCAAAGACAATAGCACAATGAAAGACTTTGATGCTGTGGTTATCTATAACTTGAACCAAGCACAGGTCGCGGAGTTGTATAACTCTAAGAGCCGAGCATTTCACATTGAACACAAAGGCGACACTTACTTGATGTATAACTATGTCATGCAAATTGCTCGCAATAGTATCTATAAAGCCGCACGTGATTACGAAGCGTTGGATATGGCAGACAATCGTCAATCTATCGAAACCAAAGTTAAAGAACTGATGCAAAAGGCATTGGTAGAAGAAAAGCTAGATGGTTCGTTGACTATCAGTCAAGTTCTTGTTCGTAATGTTGTTCCTGCTGATAGCGTGGTTCAAAGTGCCAACGACTTGGTTCGTGCTAAGAACGAGCTCAAGCAGAAAGAAGTTGAAGTTAAGACAGCTGAAGCAGAAGCTCGTCGTATGCAGGCATTGAGTAACCAAAGTGCTAGCTCTATCGCTTACATGAACGCACAAGCCGCGCTTAACATCTCCGAAGGTATCAAAGCTGGTAAGGTTAATACTATCATTGTTCCTAGTAACATGACTGGTTTGATGTTGAACAAATAAACACGGAGGCTAATATGCCGAATTGGTGCGATAACAGTTTGACACTAACACACGATGACCCTGCTATGATTAAACGAGCTATTCGCTCTTTTGAAAATAGCACATTCTTAAATGAGTTTATTCCTTGTCCCAAAGAACTATCGGATACAACTTCGGGTAGTTTTGGTGATAAAGAAGAACAAGCTCTGCTCATGGCCCAGCAAGCAAGTAATGTAAAGAACTATGGTTATTCAACTTGGTATGACTTTGCCATTGGCGAGTGGGGTACTAAATGGGACATAGGTGGAGGCGACGTTAATAAAATCGACAAGAACAATGTTAAGTTTTATTTCCAAAGTGCTTGGAGTCCTCCAGTAGAAGCATACAGGAAACTGGAAGACTTGGGCTTTGCTATCAACGCATTTTATTATGAACCAGGCGTGATGTTTGCAGGTCAATATTACGACGGCGAAGATGACTGTTATGACTTGTCTAGCATGGACAGTGAAGAAGTCAAAGATACATTGCCCACAGAGATAGACGAAGAATTTAGTATCAGCGAACAAATGGCCGAATGGGAAAGTGAAAATGAAGAAGAATGACAAAGTAGAATTAGACTTAGATACATTGGATCGCTTGGCTTTAATAAGTTTAAATGACCATAGAAAGTATCTCGTTGATATGCTAGAAAGCGGAGACTATTTACATCCAGAGGATCAACAAAACAATGCACGATTGATTGGTGCGTTTACAGAAGTTATCAAATATTATGGTGGTACATAAATGAACGAACGATTAAGAGAATTTGAAAAAGAAAGTAAACTCGAAATCTTCGGCCTTGGCGCCAGGCGAGACAAGTGGGAAAAGGCTTTGGAAAAGTATGCTGAGTTGATTATTAAGGAATGTATTAATAAAGTGGAAGTGTGGGAAACGGATTCACGTAATCATATCTCATATATGCTTAAACAACATTTCGGAGTTGAAAAATCTAAAGGTTGGGTTTGCCCCAAGTGCGGTATTGACAGAACTAAAGATGTATGTCCAAAAGGTCACGCCGCGGCAATAACAAGTGATTGTCCTATGACAGCGGAGGCACAATGATTTACATTCTAATGATTTGGACGGTAGTTGCTGTAGGCGGTGATCGTCATGGTATAGGCGGCAAGGTAGCTGATTGGCGACCTCTAGGTGAATTTTATAATTCAGTTGATATAGGCAAGAATGCTCGACAAATGTGTGAAGATGCCGCGCAACAACTTGGATTGAAAACAGACGCTTATCGTTGCGTAAGGAGCAAGTGATGGATGAACCTAAGCTAATTGGCTATACAGAACGTGAAGAAGGATTTTATCCTTTGTATGCGCCTGGCAAAGGTTATATTGTTACTCATGCATTTATCCTTTGTAAGTATTGTAATGGTAGTATCTATCATTGTATGGGTCCGCGATATGATGCAGTATGTTTAACTTGTTATGAGAAAGATCCAGATGAACGATAGAATTAAAGAACTTGTTAAACAGTCTGGCGGACATATTTCTATGCGAAATTTAGCAAGTAATCCTGTTCAACATATAGAATCTATCGAGCTGTGGGATGATAAGATTGAAAAGTTCGCCGAGTTGCTTGTGTTAGAATGTGTTAATGCTGTGATGGATGGCACCAAAGAAGGAGACCATTACGCTATGCGTATTGAACAGCATTTTGACAATGGGCGAGGTGGTATACTACATTTTGGAGTTGAAGAATGAAAACAATGTTTGCTATTGTAGGTGCGTTTACTGTAGCTCTGGGCATCCTTGGAGCATTTGGTGTGGGTAATTTTGTAATGATGTATAGCCCGGACAAAATCTCTTGCGTTAAGGAAAAAGAATGAACGATATTGAAATAGCAATGGTTGCCACCTTGATGTTTACGCAGGGCCTTATGGTTGGATACATTTTATGGGCACCAGACACATCTTTTAAACAAGGTCTCATTGACGGCCTGACTCTAAAATTTCTTTGGAAGAACAAATGAAAATCGGAACAAGTCTCGGCAAGTGTGTTAAAAGTATCCTTGCTGGCGAAGTTAAAGAAGAAGATGTATTGTTTGTTGTTAGCAATACCAAGTGTCCAGATTTGGTTAAGCTAATGGGTGTCATTGAAGAATACTACTACCAATATCAAGGCACTCATATGCCCAGAGAAAAAGCCTACGATATGAGCGCATACAGTTTAGAAGAAGCTTGTGCCGTAGCTCAACGGTTGTTTGAAAATGGCAAGCTACATCAACCCAGAGTAGTGGGTAGTCAAGTTTGGGGTAACGCTCATAGCCTAAAAGACACTTGGTATGACATTATGCCTAGTCCAATGACAGATAATGAAAGTGTGCGCGAAGCATGGAATCATTACACAATGATTAGATCTTTGGCAGCATGACAACAAATTTCCGTAGTGTCACAAAAGCCCAAAGAAGCGGCTGGCATGTAGTCGAAATGGGTATCGATGATAGGAGTAAACATCCTGTCAGTCATTTTGGCTTGTGTATATGGGCTGATAGAAATACCATGGGTAATTATATTTCTAATTACTATCAAGGTTATCTAAGTCGCTTTGCTTTTGAAAAAGCAGAGGATGCTATGTTTTTTAAGTTGAAATGGTCATGAATATTCAAGTAGAACGCTGGCCTTATCATCGCAGTCATCGTGGTGATGTTTATAGAGTTAAGACTATGCCCGAATTCCATTCCATCATTAAATGGATGTGGGAAAATGATGTAGACTATCTACACGAGTTTACAGGTCCGCAAGGATACGGATTCAGTGTAAAAACAGAAGGTCCTGGATATTTAATGTTTAAGTTGAAGTGGTCATGAGTAAGTGGGAAGTCAACGGTCTTTTTCAAATGCCCTCGGGAAGATATCTTCCCTGCGGTCTTAACATTGTACACCAACTTTGGTGGCGTTTTATGCCAGGCGTTATTATCAATGTACGTTGGCCCACTGGCTGGGCTGTACTAGATGAAGACCCAGATGGTGGTCAGACTGCTGTGGAATCAGCTGATCCCAACGATCATTATAGACCCTGGATGGAAAAACACGTAGGTCGACAAGGTTGGGATTGGAACTGGGGTATAGCTAACAATGATGCCGCAGAAAATCGGTTAACCATAAAAATTAGGCGAAAATACCAAGACTATGCTATAATTGCTAAACTAATGTGGTCATGACAACTAAAGTTTTCGTCGAAAAAGGAAGAGTTAAATTAGTGGGAGATCCTCGTGGGTTTACTATCAGTTCAAAACAAAGAAAAATGTATTGGGATTGGTGTCAAACTAATCACATAGAAACCGAATATCATGGAACTTTAAGTGGTTCAGACTTATGGTATGTTAAAAATGAAAAAGATAGAATGTTGGCGATATTGAAATGGTCATGAAATTAACCCCGTTCCAAGAACATATTCTTGATAGACTTAATAAAGCAGACATACACTATACCGCTGGACGTCGCATGGGTAAAAGCACTATTAATCAATATATTAATCAATGGCATAGTATGCAAGAATCCCAACAACCAAAATATAAAATTATCACTAGTGCCCAAGTAGACGGCAAACCGTGGCATACAGTTCAATGTTCGTCAGAAGTTGCAGAGTGGATCAGAAAAAATCATACTGATTGGATGGAACATATTGATTCTAATTGGACGATGTATAAAAACATCTTCGACATGCCAGAAGAACTGTATATGATGATAGTGTTGAGGTTTGGCAAATAATGGAACTATACTACGGCGGCGGAGGAGCACAGAATCCTAGATTTAGATATACAGTATGGGTGTCTGGTCCTAGTGCTGAAATGTATGGTTGGCTACAGGAACACCCGGGATTAGAATGCTTTGATAGATTTTATATTAACTGGTTAAACACACGCCAAGATGGTAAAAGAGAAATTCAATTCGAAAGACATGAACCTGCTGTCTTGTTTAAGTTACGATGGGGTGGAGATTGAGTAAGCTCTTAGATGAAATGCTTGATCAGGCTGGAAAAGATCTTGCTAAACAAATAGATAAAGAGATTGTGGATACAATTATGATTGATGTGCTCAAAGACGAAGGCTGGGCAGTTACCAATATTAATCCTGCATATGGTAATGGTTCTATTGTCAATGAAATTGATTGGTATGCTAACACAGCTGAATGGATTCATATCAATGCCACTGACGATTATAAATTGCTTAAAGGGCAATGGTTGTTTAAAAATAAAGAAGATGCTGTAATGTTTACACTGAAGTGGTCATGAGAACATTAAAGAAAGAACTGTGGCCTTACAAAGTTGAGGTTAATGGGGATGAGTTTACTACTAATGTTACTGAAATGGAAGTATGGTTGGGAGAACAGTTGGGTACATTCAAAGGTCGGTGGAATGTTGTTTATCAATTTAAACATACATATTTTTACTTTCGTGAAAGTAGCGATGCTACACTATTTGCTCTGAGGTGGAGTTAATGGATTTAGAATTTATAAAAAAACTAATGTGGAAATGGGCCGTTGAAGAAGGCTTCAAAATAACACATTGTCCTCCGGAAGCAAAGGTTCTTACTGGCAGTTACAAATCAGACGGTCAAATGCATTACTTTCAAGATGCCAGTGGACTAGAATTAGAACTAACAAAAGACTTTAAAGATATTGTAACGTGCAAAATAGTTGACAAAGAAAAGTTTATGCTATTTGTACTGAGGTGGTCATGATACCATTCTTAAAAGACTTAAAAAGTAAGTGGAACTTTTATCGTCATGCCGCTTACTTAAAGAAAATGGGCTGGACAGAAGAACACTATCAAGATGTTAACGATCCTGATAGAAATCTACGTGCTAGTCGTATTAAAGATTATTATCACGGCTATCCTCACATTGTAGCATTTGAAAGTTCACAGGGTGATCCATGGACGAGATATCCTAGTTGGATACAAGCATATACAACCATAGAGACTTGGTGTGAAGAAAACTGTGATGGTAAATGGCAAACTGATATACACCGAGTTATCCAAGATTACTGGGGCAACTGGGAAATGAACGATATTGGCGGAGGAGATGTGTTATTCTTTGCGTTTAAAGATGTCAATGATGCTTTTATGTTTAAGCTAACTTGGGGCGGAGAATGACTGTAACATACAAGGATCATGAAATTGGCAGTCTAATCCTCAAGATGCCGGTGTTGCACAAAGTAGTCTACGCTAAAACTGTTGACCGTGTACAAGCACAGTGGCAAATAAGCTACAAGGATTATATTGTAAACAAGTGGCTTGAAGAAAACTGTAAGCATGGTTATTATCACAGTCCTGGTTATCTTATGGAAAAGTTTATTGAGTTTGAATGCGACGAAGAAGCATTTATGTTTGCATTGAAGTTTTCATGACAGTTACTATACCATACGATCCGTTTTGGGAACCTTTGGTATGGGCCAAAGAACATTGTCCAAGTTATATCACAAACGATATGCATCAGGATGGATATAACACCTACGATCATACTAAGATTGATTATTTTTTCAGCGACGAAAAAGATGCGTTAATGTTCGTACTACGATGGGGTGGATAATATAGTGAAAAATAAAATTAAATAATGTTGACACAAATACGAAGAACTGCTATAATAGATACTTAGACAGTTAGAAATAACTGAAACGTTCTTTAAAATTAATTGCCCGGGTGGTGAAATGGTATACACAGGAGACTTAAAATCTCCCGTCGAAAGGCATGCCGGTTCGAGTCCGGCCCCGGGCACCAAATAATTGCGCCTATAGCTTAATGGTAAAGCAGGGGACTCATAATCCCTTGAGTCGTGGTTCGATCCCACGTGGGCGCACCAATTTACCTGGCCATAGTATAATGGATAATACAGCGAGCTTCTACCTCGCGAATGTGGGTTCGATTCCTGCTGGCCGGACCATTATAAAATTGTTAGTCGATAAATACGTTTATGTCCTATAAAAGAATCATTAACAACGTATTTGCGTCTAACACAGAATACTTACCCGGCGTTCAAATTACTGCAACAGTAATTGTTTTACTCTATGCATTTTCATTTCCACAAATAGCATCGCTTTGGCTATTAAGTGTGCTAATGTACGTAGGTATCGGCTGTTTTGGTATTAGCATTGGCTTTCATAGGCTACTAACACATAAAAGTTTCAAGACAACTAAATTCTGGGAATACTTTTGTTCTACTTGGGGCGCCTTGGCATTTACAGGTAGTGCCATTGGATGGGTAGGTATGCACAGAGACCATCACAAATACAGCGATAAGCCTGGCGATCCGCATAGCCCATTAGTCAGCGGTCCTAAGATGCTGGTAGCCGCATATGACTATGAACCAAACAAATGGAAGATTCGTCATTTAATTTTTGACAAGTATCATGTTTTTATGCATAAATGGTACTTTGGTTTACTATTGTTATGGACGCTATTATGGGCATTGATTGATCCTGTGTTAGCCATTCACGTTGTTATTATTCCTGCAGTTATCAGCGTATGGAGTAGTACAACCAGCAACTATATGAACCATAAGTGGGGTTATAGAAACTTCGAAACAACTGACAACAGTCGTAACTTATGGATCAACGCTATTTTTACATTTGGCGAAGGATGGCATAACAACCATCATGCTCGTCCTGGTAACTATGATTTTGGTACAGGTACTAGCGGCAAGTGGTGGGAGTTTGATCCCACAGCTAGAATAATAGAAGTTATACGCAAATGACATTTGGATCTACTAGTAGAAATATAGGAATACTAACAATTTTTCTTTTCATAGTAAGTATTGTTGGTTTATTCTTTGTTGACTACACATTAAGTAATATATTACTGATGTTAATTAGTTTCTATGTATTAAACATCCTGGGCATATGGATGACGTTACATAGATATTATAGCCACAAAAGCTTTGAATTAAATCCTGTTCTTCATTGGTTGTTTTCTGCTATAGCATTACTGGCGGGCCGCGGTAGTGTATTAGGTTGGGTTTATTTACATAGACTACATCATGCTTACAGTGATGAAGAAAAAGATCCACATAGCCCTTACAACCTTGGCTATAAACTATTTGGCTTTGGTCATATGAAAAAACAGGAAGGTGAAATGAAGATTTTCTTAGTCAAGGAACTAATGACTCCCGCACAGTTATTCATACATAAGTGGTATATGCTTTTATTGTTGCCCGTTGTAGTTGTTGTAGGAATCATTGACTTGGAATTTTTATATTGGTCTTGGATTGTTCCTGCTATGTTAATTCAGCTTAGTACCAGCAACTTCAATTATTTTGGTCACACACACGGTTATAGGAATTATGAAACAAAAGATCAAAGTAGAAACAATGCTTGGTTGTGGCCCATCATACTAGGCGAAGCATGGCACAACAATCACCATAGTGATGCAAAAAATTATAGTACTAGACACAAGTTCTGGGAAATAGATCCATTAGCTTGGCTAATTAAATTAGTAGAAGTTAAGAAATAATTTGACACAAACTAGTAAATAACATACAATAGATACAAGTTAAACAAAGCCCGATTAGCTCAGGGGTAGAGCAACCGCCTTGTAAGCGGTAGGTCGTCTGTTCGAATCAGACATTGGGCACCAAAAATATTTTTATGTTGATGTCCAAAAGATATTGACACAAAGACTAAATAAGTATATAATAGACACATACGCTAAAGAAAGCGTGTAAAGGAAATAAAAAGATGCAAACGATTGTATGTCATAAACATTTTAATACTGCCAAGCAGATGGGCTTCGTGCCTTCATCTAATTGGATATCTATTGAAATTAGTTATGATCGCACACCGGAGCAAATTAGGGTCCAGGAGACCAAAGTGTAATAATATTACATTTTAACTTCCAAGGACCCTAGGCTTAAAAACCCTAGGGTTTTTTGTTTGTAACAAGGAATTATGACAGAGACAGATATTAAAAAATTAAAAGAAGTAGAGTGGCTTCGACAGAATACTTTAACTCAGGATCAGACTAAACAACTGATTCTTAATAAGTTAAAACGTGCTGAAGAAATGCACTTAGCTTTATCAAAGCGGGAGATGTTCCTTCACAAACATCGATGATCGCAAAGTGTGAATAGCAGGAAACGAGGTCCTGGCTCCGCACTTAAAACATGGAGCAAACGGGCGGCGACTAGGATGGAATCCCTTGTGTGGGAGGAAAAATTAGTTCGTATTAAAGCACTCTAGTCTAGAGCAATCTAGAACACAGACCCCTAGAGTGCTTTAATACACACATTGAGCTGGCATGGACTGAAATGTCGCAGACAGTGTGTTTACAAATATGCCCCTGTAGTTTAACGGTAAAACGGCGGATTTATATCCCGTAAGCAACAGATAATTGGTTCATGTGGGTTCGATTCCCGCCGGGGGTACCAAATTGGAGATGTAGGAAAATTGGTAACCCCAGTGGACTGTAAATCCGCCGCCCGAAAGGCACTACTGGTTCGACTCCAGTCGTCTCCACCAATTTTAAGAAGCATTGCGAGTTATGAAATTAACTCGCATTTTAGCAGGATTAAAGTATTCTTGTACAACTTTCTTGGCTACTTCGATGTCGTATTGTTTACAACTAAAAATATCAAAGTAAGCAGTACCATCAAGTTCCATGAAGTGTCCACAGATATTACTTGTGGTTATTAGTTGCATTAAGCTATAACCTTGTTTAGGATCTCCAGGTAACAAATATTCAATGATAGGTTCTCCATGAGCAACCATATCAATTTGTTTAACGAGATCTTTTACGAAATTGTAAATGTTCTCTTTGTTGTCGATGTTAGCGCATCCGCTACAATCTAGCATTAAGTGATATCCAAAGTACATAGTAAGAATACTTATCGACAATAAATCTTTTTAATGGGACTATAGCTCAGCTGGTAGAGCAGTGGACTTTTAATCCATTGGTCGCGAGTTCGAATCTCGCTGGTCCTACCATATATACTCGGTTCGTCTATCGGTTAGGACGACAGCCTTTCAAGTTGTAAAGACGGGTTCGATTCCCGTACCGAGTGCCAAATTTAGGCTCGTTCATATAGTGGTTATTATCGCGGATTGTCTATCCGTAGACGGGAGTTCGATTCTCCCACGAGTCGCCATATAAAAACATTTTTGACGGGTATGGCATCGCAATGGCGCGGTGTATTATTCGGTTACCTGGCAGTAGCGAACGGTTCAATGTGCCAGCATTGAACTAATATCGAAAGTGTTTCTATATGGGCTTGTAGTATAGAGGGAATTACAACGGCTTTGCACGTCGTGAATTAGGGTTCGAGTCCCTACTGGTCCACCAAGTTAAGCAGTGATGGAGAAGGCGGGCGCCCGGCAACGAGCGACGAGCGTCTAATACTAGTTGCCACAAAGGTTCGAGTCCTTTGGCTGCACCAATTTTTGCCTGGTTAGCTCAGAGGTAGTAGCACCCTCCTTACAAGTGGGATGTCGTAAGTTCGATCCTTACACCAGGTACCAGTTTTTGTTGGGGGTTAGTTAAATGGTATAACCACGGATTTTGATTCCGTTGTCACAAGTTCGATTCTTGTACCCTCTGCCAAATACATCACTGTCGTATAGTGGAGAATACACGATCCTACGAAGTTCGGAACGGTGGTTCGATTCCATCCAGTGATACCAATTTTATCTCGCATTCGGTTAGTGGCTATACCACTCCGTTTGGGGCGGAGACATCGTAGGTTCGAGTCCTACATGCGAGACCAATTTAGCCGTGTAGCTCAGAGGAAGAGCAATCGCTTGATAAGCGATAGGTCGACATTTCGAAACTGTCCATGGCTACCAAGTTGTGTTGCAACTAATCTCAGGGAGTCGTCGTTAGCCTGAGTTAAAATGACAAAAATCGTGGCCAATTTATGTAGGGGTGGCAGAGCGGCCCAATGCAAGGGATTGCAAATCCCTAAAACCGTCGGTTCAAATCCGACCCCCTACTCCATGTGTATCCCTAGTGTAATGGCAGCATATCGGTCTCCAAAACCGCTGGTCAAGGTTCGAATCCTTGGGGGTATGCCAGACTAAATATTTTCATGGCAATATACAAATTCGTTGACATCGAAAATGAAACTTTAATAGCAAACAAGCTCTATGATTTTGTTGTAAATCGTACAGATATTTTACAAGCAAAAAGAGATTGGACACCAGTGTCAACTAGTGTATTACAAAACTATATTCCAGAGTTGTTCATCGAGCTTAAAAAATTTGTCGACCAGCCAGTTGATATAAGTGCGTTTGTTTTTAGACGCATTGGCTATGAAGAAACACACATAGATGATGGTAAAGACATTAGGTTTTTATTTCCTGTTAGAAATTGTCAAAGATCATATACTAAATTTTATGATCTAAATGGCAATACAATAACAAGAGTAGTCGAAGGAAAAGGCAACGTTTGGTGGAGAATAGGCAAAGATTTTCCACTTAAAGAAATAGATCGATTAGAATTATTAAAGCCAGTTTTCTTTGATCCGGGTATACCGCACGGTGTCTACACACCACCCGACTTGCCAGGTCCTAGAATAAGTTTTACTTGTAGCTTTAAAGGTATTAGTCCAGAATATCTTATTAAATAATAAAATGCGGGATTAGTTTAATGGTCAAACGAAACCTTGCCAAGGTTTAGTTAGGAGTTCGATTCTCCTATCCCGCTCCAAATAATATGATCATCCAAAGTATACATAACGCATGGGACACGATTTATAATCAGTATCGCAATACTGTATATAAAACTTTGGAAGATCCTATCACACAAAAGAAAATCATCGAAGTTGTACAATATCTATACACCAAAGAAGGTCGTATAGAAGAACCCGACAAAGGTCGCAACGTAGATAAACAAGCATAATAGGAAGTGTGGCAGAGCCCGGTTTATTGCAACAGTCTTGAAAACTGTCGACTGGCAACGGTCCGTGAGTTCGAATCTCACCGCTTCCACCAATAACGGTCCTTAACTCAATTGGATAGAGTGCCAGTCTTCGAAACTGGAAGTTGGGAGTTCGAATCTCTCAGGGCCGGCCAGTTATAAGATTACTAAATAGTTATATGAACAAGTTATTTCAAGAATTATCTATACCACATAGAGCAAATTATAATATGGTTCGACAACTTCGTGTAGATCCTACAGCTTCTACACAGCATTTTCCGATACCAAAATCCGAACGCGATCCAGATGTAATTAAATTTTTAGATGACCATGGACTGAATATAGTATTCTCTGAATTATTTTATACAGCACCGCAAACTTGGCGTACGATTCATATCGACGGCGAAACTATAGGCATAGACTTGTTTAAGTTTAATTGGGTATATGGTGCTGATGGTAGTACTATGAAATGGTACGAAGTACAACCCGACTACACGCCTGCATTAAGAACTACTAAAGCTGGTACATACGCTTATGTCTTTAATAAAGACAAATGCAACCTATTGTACGAAACAGAAATAAAACATCCTTGTATTGTACAAGGAGGCATACCTCACACAGTATTTAACAGCACTGACGAAGGACGTTGGTGTGTTAGTTATTCAATAGGTGATAACGAAACTGGAGAATTCGCAACTTGGGATAAACTAGTTGCTGAATTAGGACAGTATTTTATTCCTCAATAATATTAGGTGATATAGCACAGTGGTAGTGCATCCGCTTCATACGCGGCCGGTCGTTAGTTCGAATCTAACTATCACCACCATGGTGAAGGTAGCTCAATGGTAGAGCCCTGGATTGTGATTCCAGTTGTTGTGGGTTCGAGTCCCATCCTTTACCCCAAATTTTAGCCCTACTCGTATAATGGCATTACGTCGGTTTTGTAATCCGAATATGGCAGTTCGATTCTGTCGTGGGGCACCAACTTAAATAACAGCATGAAGCCTTTTAAATTTTTAAATTTAGTCGACCATCAAATCATATCAAATAAATTATATGATTATATTGTAAATGATACTAGTGTACTAGATTCTAAAGTAACATGGAATGAATTAAATTATAAAAAAGTACTGAAATCAATACCCGAACTAAAAGCAGTGGCTGATTCATTTAACTTAGAAATTAGTATGATTGCTGTAGTTAAATTAACTGCCTCAGGAATATTACATGTTGATTATGCCGGTGATGTAAGATTTCTGTGGCCAGTACATAACTGTCGTGGTTCTAAAACAGTATTTTATAATCTAAATGATTCTAAATTACAAAAAAAATTGGGTGTTAATAATTTACCTTATATAGAAATTTCGAATCCTGAATTATGTACAGTATCTGATGAATTAGAATTAACAGAACCTATAGTCTTTGATTCTGGAATCCCGCACAAGGTGTTTATAAATGAAGAGAATACTGATATAAGATTATCAGCTACTATAGGGTTTAAATGTCAGCCATTGAGTCTATTATAACTCATTTATATAAGGACTAGAAAATAATCTTACTAATAGCATAACTCTTGTATTGTTTGATTTATTAATAACACGATGCGGAGTTTTTGTTCCAAGTAGATAAGGCACTGATGTTTCTGCTTCATAGATTAATTCACACTGATCTTCTGTGTATCTAAAATAACGATGAGCTAACCCGTCATTTTCTACTGTAACGGTGGTATAATCACTATTGACTTTAAAGAAATTAATCCAAGTATTTTCGCAGCCAGAAATCGGTATATTTAGACTATGTTTATACGGACCGCTATCTACGTGATAAGTTCCGGCACCGAAACCCTTAGTAATATTAACTGCAATGGCGCCAGTAGTATCATATATTTTTTTACTTTTTAAGTAATCAGATAATTTATTAGAACTTAAAAAAATTTCTTTATTATTTTCTATATAAGTTAAGCTTGAGTAAGTGAGTAATTTTTCTGGCAACAGATTCATTACCTCTTCTTGAATTTCTTTAAGGTTTTCAATATGTATCGGTCGGTAAAAGTCGGGGTTATTCATTAAAATATTTATACCTTATAAATATAATCATGCAATTCGCCAAACTCAATAAAAAGTTCGATCTTGGAAAATTTACTGAAACCAACTTGATTAACGCATACGCTATCAATGGCAAAGGCATTTCATTGTATGGTGTAGATGATTATAATAAAGATTTAATTTTATCAGTTATCCCCGAGAGGTACAGAGATGATTTTTTTGTGCGCGAGATGAAAATAAATTATAATATTCCACCGCATACAGACAGTCATGTATCTGCTACAATAAATTTTTATGTCAGAGCCAAAGACTGTAAAACTAATTTTTATAAAAATGTAGACAGTGATATCGGCGTAAAAATGACAACACAAACAACTGGCAGAACATTCAAAGAAGATGATTTAGAATTTACTGGATCGTTTATAGCTGAATCCGGAGATGCGTGGTTATTAAATGTGTCTAATCCGCATAGTGTTAAAAACATAGGCACAGAGCCAGTAGATAGAATTGCATTGGTGCTACAATCTTACAAATACAATTTTGATCAAACTCTTGATATGTTACGAGAAACCAATCACATATAAAGCCACAGTAGCTCCAATGGTAGAGCAGAGGACTGAAAATTCTTGTGTTACTGGTTCGAGTCCAGTCTGTGGCACCACTTATAAATAATAGAATGAAACAGCCTATTAAAATAATACCTAAGAAACCAACTGTTAACGTATATTGGATGCTTACGGATTTTTGTAATTTTAAATGTAATTACTGTCCGGATTTTTTACATAATGGAAAATTTGCCACTGGTAAAGTACCCGGCTTTCCATCCTATGAAGACATTACAGTCTTTATGAACACATTAAAATCATTGGCCGAAGAAGGAACACATATAAATCTTCAATTTGGTGGTGGTGAGCCAACGTTACATCCTAATTTTCTAGACATTATAAAATACATGCACTCAGAAAAAGTTTATATAGGTGTAACAACAAACGGATCTAGAAGTGAAGAATGGTGGGAAGAAGCGTTACCTTTTTTAGATAACGTAACAATATCCTTACATCCAGAGTTTACAAAAATAGACAAAGTAAACGCAGTATCAAAGCTTATAGTTGATTCGGGCACTTCTATTCTGTTTAACCTTAGTTGCGACCCTGCTAACTGGGACACAGTTTTAGAATTGTATAACAATATAACTCCAAGTCTTCGTGGTGTTGTAATGCCCAAGGTTTTAAATTATATAGGTACAGATACAAAAAAGAATTATATATACACAGACGAACAGTCTACGTGGATCAAAACTCACATGGGTGCACCAACTAGTTCTGATAACTTTGTTAACTCAATGGTCTATTTCGACGATGGTTCTATAGAAGAATTATCTCTAGGTAAAATTACTATTAATAATTGGAATGAATTTGAAGGCTGGCGTTGTAAGGTAACCAGTCAAAGCTTGGTAGTTAGATTTAATGGCGAAGTTAGCGCAGGCTTATGTAAGGCAAAATCATTGGGACGTATCAATAATTTTATCTTAGATAAAAAAGATATACTATGTCCATTTAAGTATTGCCCATGTCCAAACGATCTCAGAGCAGAGAAATATAAAATTTAATTGTTTAACAACTTGTCGACGTTGATTGGCGGATTCATTTCTGCTACAGGAAAGTTATAAGCAAATACATTGAGTCCATCATCGTAACCGTGACTATTGTTAACAAAGTTACTGGCATTATCTCTTATGTAGTTGATACCCTCTAACCAAATACTATGTTGTTTAGTACCCGCATATCCTTTGATAAACCAAGAGTCGAATTCACTGTACCAGTCTTTGGTCGCTTTGTCTGCTTGCCACCATGTAGGATCCCACGTTGTATACATGAGATTTCTTAGTATTCGTTCGTGCGTTAATCTAAAAGATTCAGCAGTCATATTTTTATGAAACCACATTGGCTGATTCTCCGGAAAGGCTTCCAGCCAACGTTTAATTACATGAGCTTGTTTACATAAAATATCACAGCTATCGGGACTCCAATAAAAATACTCAACAACAGCGTTTGGGTATTCTTTTATGTGTTCGGCTATTGTAATGATGTTTGTTGCTCTATCAGTGAATCGTATATAAAACTTATTATTAGAATGAATAAATGTTCTGGGCTTTTCGACGCCTAGTATTAGCGCAATCTTTTTGTCTTTGTCAAATTGTTTTCTTACATCACTGAAATGCATGTAGTTAAATCTGGTTACATTTAGTGGATTCAAGCCTTCTCTCTTATCCATAACCCAACTGGCATCGCCAACATTAAGCCAACTATCAAACAGGTGATCCGTCAGGTCTAAAATAGTTATTTTAGTTTTTGGAATACGATTTTGTATTTCTTTAAGTCTTGGTATTGTTTGTAGTTGATGCTCTGCGGCCGCATTTTCTGGATTCTTTATGTTAGGATCAACAACAGTAAATTTGCTACTGCCTTTTTCCATGGTATTGATTATAAGCTCGTCGATGTGTAAACCTTGACGTATAAAGCTTTCTACAATATTATGACTATCAGCGCCGCCACTATAGCTGATAATGATATAATCGTATTCTTCTCTAAGTTGTCTAGTTCGACGATCGTAGAGTTGATCCAATGATTCACTAGGCTCTTTGGACCACGGATAGTTTTTAAAAACGTTTTCGTTAAAGTGCCAAGAAACTTCTTGATTGTTTTTATTAGCAAATAAGCAGGCCTGTATCTTTGAATCAAATTCGAATTCGCCTACAGTATAGTACCCTAGTTTCTTATTAATCATATAGCGATATTTATATACACAAAAATAAAAAAGACGGTGTATGTATTAAGTATTAGATAAATTACCAACCTTTACCATAATTAATTATATATTATATAAGGAGTTAGTATGAAAAAATATTGGGGTCATCATCTGATGTTGGATTGCGGACAATGCGATCTTAAAAAAATGCAGGACAAAGATAATATCGAACACTGGATTAAAAGTCTAGTTAATAATATTGACATGGAGCCAGTGGGCGAACCGTGGATCACGCAAGTAGCAATGGATCAACCAGATAAAGGTGGATACACAGCTATACAAGCTATTGTAACATCGCACATATCAGCACATTTTGTCGATAGTACAAAACAGATATATTTAGATGTTTTCAGTTGTAAAAAGTTTGACAAAGAAACAGTTAAGCAAAGTGTAATCAAACATTTTGACACTGGTGCGATTAGAGAATATTATATAACACGTCAGGCAGATTAATTGACACAAATTCCAATTGGCGTTATACTGTATATACAGTAGTTAATAACCCCGAGAAAGGAAGACGATATGGCACAAGTCACTCTTAATAAGGCTCTGTTCAAAGTTGTTCTAACTGAGTATGATCGGTTTAGTGGTCAGAAGCATTGGGATACAAAGTATTTTGATGATGAAGCTGAAGCCCGTCAATGGGCTATTAACTACAACAAAGAACACAACAACCTAGATTATGTTCCTGAATGGTATGTGAGAGCAGACTACGAAGGTAGAGTCTAAAGTACTACAAAAGCCCCGCAAGGGGCTTTTTATTAAACATGAACGTATTACCTAATATTAAATTGCCCTGCAGTAGCATCGCTGAATTCGATGGTGACTATAGTTATCGATGCTGGACCTGTATGGCAGTGGTTGGTAGCATCGGACAGCCACAAGAATGTCGAGAAGAAAAGAACAAATACGATCTTATGAAAGCTCTTGGCGGAAAAGGCTGGGAATATCATGAACACACAATAGAAGAAGAAGATTATGAACAAAGTTAAAGTAATCAAATTAAACAGACGATATAAACTGTATAAAGAACATGGGTGTTCTCACGCCATTAGATTTAGTTCGTGGACCTCAGAAATTGGCAAGGTGGAGAAATTCCTGCGGGAAAGATACGGCAGTGAATATGCTTATAACAGTTATGGACCTTGGAAGACTCATTGGGGCAAGCCAGGTAAACACACTCCACGGCCATACTATATTGGTGTCAGAGACGAAGAAATGATTTTCATAGCGCAATTGGCTGGAGTCGTTTGATTGACACAAATTGGTTTTGGTTGTATAATACACTATAATTTGAAAGGAGAAGCCAATGACTGTAGTAGCAAAAATGAATGACAGAGTTGTCGAAGTAGTTCGCACAGCAGACACAGTTGCCTTCTCACAAGAGCGTGGCTGGGTTATGGTATGCTTTGACTTTGAACAGGCTGAACGTAAGAAAAGCCAATTCCGATGGGTGCCTGCTAGCACTCGTTTTGAATGGGTTCGTGAATTTTGTTTTTAAGGAGAATAATATGAGTCTATATAACTTGGTTTTTGGAATGAATCCAGACGCTGACAAATTGTTGGCTTTGCTGGATTCAACACGTGAAGATTTTGGACGTTTTCGCAATGTTTATATGGAAGATGGTTTTATCGTTGTTCACACTCGTTGTGGTGGTAACAATCGAGATGACTACTTTCCGGATTGGGTTGAAGATCATCCTTGGTACAGTCATGATGAGGATGGAGACTTCGATAACACTTACGCAGACATTTACTTCAAAGTTCCAGATGATGAAAAGATGTTGCTGGCTCTGCGTGGCCTAGAAGCAGGCACAAACCCAGAAAAACAATGGGAAGAATTGTTTAAATTAGTCAAATAAGGATAATGTATGCCATGGATTGAAAATGTTAGCTTGGGAGATATCCCAAAGGGTCGTCATCACAATGCTGGTGAAAATTCCATGCTGATACAAATTGTAGATCCTGCTATGGAGTTTCCTAGTCCTATTCACAAGTTCAAAGAGACACATCAGTTTGAGTTTCTGGATCTTGAGCAAGGCGATGCTTTTGGCGAAGAGTTTAAAGTAACAGATGCTCAAGCAGAACAGCTAGTTAAGCTATTGCAACATGCTCTTGATAAAAGAATGAATGTAGTTGTTCATTGTGTAGCAGGTGTTTGCCGTAGTGGCGCAGTCTGCGAAGTTGGTGTGATGATGGGCTTTGATGACACTGAAGTTTTTCGTAGCCCTAACTTAATGGTCAAGCACAAGATGATGAAAGTCTTGGGTTGGACCTACGACGAAAACGAGCCCCATACTATCAATGGCGTGACCACTGATTGGGGCTTTGTTCTTCCTAAGGAACGAGAAGGTGATATTTAAAATTAAAGAAAAAGAGTTTGCTGACTTAGATTCAGCAATGGCACACGCCAAAGCATTAAACGAGTTTGTATCTATTGTAGGTCCAAACTTTGAAGTCTGCGGCAAGTTTGGAGTTGACAGCGTTAAAGATGGATTATGTCCTGACGGTGTTAAATACGATTGGAATAAGGCCAGTAGAATTGGTCGTGTTAAAAAGGAAAGAGTATGAAACGAGTTATAGAAATTAGAGCCGCAGAAGGCGGCGAAGACAGCAAGTTGTTTGTCAAAGACCTTGCTCAAGCATATACAAAATTCGCTGGTAAACTTGGCTGAACTACCCGCCTAATAGGTGAGTATCTTGGCGAAGTACATATATTAGTCGAGGGTGCTGATTTATCAGGCTTGTATAACGAAAGTGGCGGACATAGAATACAACGTGTTCCTCCCACTGAACGTAAAGGCAGAGTACATACCAGCACAGTAACCGTGGCCATTGTAGATCCCGAAATAGTTAAAACAACTATCGCTGAACGGGATCTTAAAATAGAATGGTACAGCGGAACTGGTGCTGGCGGACAACATCGCAATAAACATCAAAACAGTTGCCGCATAACACACATACCTTCTGGTATAGTTGCTACAGCACAATGCCGCAGTAGAGAAAACAGTTATAACGAAGCAATGTCTACAATAACCAATAAAGTTGACAACATAGTCAGCGCAGAGTATAATAACAGTATAGCCTCAAATAGACGAGAACAAGTTGGTTCCGGGATGCGAGGAGATAAAATAAGAACGTACCGCTTTCAAGATGATAGGGTACAAGATCACATAACCGACAAAGTATCCAGTACAAAAAAAGTGCTACAAGGAAACTTTGACCTACTTTGGAGTTAATATGCCTTCAGTATTTTTAGTCAGTGACACACACTTCGGGCATACCGGAGTTTGTAGATTCACTCGTAACGATGGAGTTACAAAACTTCGCCCATGGGATGACGCCAACGAGATGGACGAAGAAATGGTCAAGGCTTGGAACGAACGTGTCAAGCCCACAGATAAGGTTTATCACTTAGGTGATGTTGTTATTAACCGCAAGTCATTATCTACGTTAGCTCGCTTAAATGGCGACAAAGTGTTAATCCGCGGTAACCACGATATCTTCCGTGATGACGAATATAGACAATACTTTCGTGAGTTACGTGCTTATCATGTAATGAACGGAATGATTTTAAGTCACATTCCTGTACACAGTGATTCAATTGGTCGCTTTGGCGTTAACATACATGGACATACTCACGCTAATCGCGTTCGTAAGGCTCGTGGTGTCGATGCTAAGACAGGAGAAGTTTTATATGGTGATGAAATAGATGTTCGTTATCATTGTGTATGCGTGGAACAGACTCCTGACTTTGCTCCTATATTATTTGAAGATGTGATCAAACGCATTGAAGCAGAAGGTGGCCAAGTAGGCTTTAAGAACCACGGAAATAAATAGCGTATGCCAAAAAAAATATCTGACACATTAGACAAAGCTTATGGAAGTATTCCCAAAGAACCAATGGTCAATATTGACTTTGACATACTCACATTCCGTGGCTTTAGGTTTTATTGGCTAAAGCTACTGCGAAAAATTCAAGGAAGATAATTGACACAAATCAATTATTTTGCTATAATAGATTTAAGTTAGTTAAATGTGTTAGCAAAGACTTTTACAAAAGTAAAAAGAATTAGTTGACACAAATTAACTGAACATGTATAATACATGTATACATTAAGAAATTGATGTAATTGTTCTTTAAAATGTTGTAAAGTATTTTTTTCGCCCAGGTGATGGAATTGGTATACGTGTTGGTCTTAGAAGCCAAATTTTGCGAGTTCGAGTCTCGCCCTGGGCACCATATTAAAATATATTAAGGGTTACTTAATCCGTTAGGTACTCTATGGAAGTATAACCAGTTGACGGACTGGCTTCGCATAGAGTTACATGAAGCGTATAGACGACGGTGTAAGCCGTGCAGTGGAACGTGACGGGCAGTTAGGCAGTAATGACGAAAACAAAGAACCAGCAGACGGTGCTATGTATTTGTTCTAGTTCCCTTAGTGTGTTTTAATATGGTTACCGGAAGACGGGCAGGACGGTAATGCAGCAGATTGCTAATCTGTAGACTGTAGTAATACGGTCATAGGGTTCGACTCCCTAGTCTTCCACCAAGAATTCGCATAGTTTAATACTAGAACAAAACAATACTAAGGTACCTTAGTATAGATATCGGAGTACTGATCCGATTGCGATACGATTTTGCACCGGTAGTTAAGTTGGTTATAACGCCGCCCTGTCACGGCGGAGGCCAGGGGTTCGAGTCCCCTCCGGTGCGCCAATTATGGGATAGACGATAGGTTTGAGTCCCTGTCAATCTAGTCACAGTGGGGTTAACTGTGATGACACTATAGTATGATTGATGGGTGTATAAACTTGCCTATTCGAGACAATCTAACGAGGCTTGCTAACAACAAGATAGTTAGGCTCCCGCCATTTTTGTAAGTGTCAGCAAGAGAATGTCACGCTATCTAGGTAAGTTCGAACTACCGAAATAGTAAAAGGGGACGGGTTCAACTCCCGGGAGATCGGAAGATCTCCGCAGATTGGTTGCTAACTGGACTAGTATCCCAAGTGACGTACCGAGTCCCAGCCGGCTTTATATACTTGGGTGAATGGTATCAATAACGATGGTGATACTACTTACAAATTCAATATTCCAGAGTAGCACAGCGGTAGTGCAGTTGACTGTTAATCAATTGGTCGTAGGTTCGATCCCTGCCTCTGGAGCCAATTTTTATGTGGGGGTGTAGCTCAGTTGGGAGAGCGGTTGCTTTGCAAGCAATAGGTCGCAGGTTCGATCCCTGTCTCCTCCACCATATAAAAACACATTGTAGTTGTCATAGGGATATGTTAACTTTGGGTAGTATAGCCCGAGGGACTCTAGTGTGTTTCTATATGGAGCCATCGTCTATCGGTTAGGACATCAGGTTTTCATCCTGAGAAGCGGGGTTCGATTCCCCGTGGCTCTTCCAAGTATTTGGATGAATTAATTCATCTGGTATGAATTCTTTTTTAGGCAAGTGTAATAACTCGTCAGGTTTGAATCTACTATCTATACGATAAGGCTCTTTGTTATTGTTTTTATACAACATTAAGAAGTTATCTATATTAGATGGACGCATAAAATATTTATGCGAAAGAACGTTCCGGGTGTCTCCGGATAGTGTGACCCACACGATGAGAAGTAGCGTGACAACTACGGGTGGTAGTCTTTAAACCGAAAGGCCGCTGGCAATGCGAGAACGGTCCCTGCGGGGAGCGGGTGGAAGGAGTGTGTGATGGGTACGATAGCATCGTATCTTGATACTCTATAATTACCGCCGGGGGATGCAGAGCATTTATATTAAAGCACATTGACGTGTGACTGCGAGATTTGAAAAAGTCTGAGGCCTGTTAAAGCTACAGGACATTAGTGTGCTTTAATATAAATTTTTAATATCTTATGATATAAATAGACTATACTTTACAATAGACACGCATGGCACAAATAATTTTATGGAATAGTTTTAACGAACCAGTAAACGTAACTAGACCAATCGGACCGCACATTCTAGCTCATTGGCTACGACAGCACGGATATACCGCAAAGGTTATTGATTTTTGTCATGCTATACCCACTCGAAGACTAATAGAAATTACACAAAAACATATTGGTCCTGAAACTATTGCCATTGGCGTTAGTTCAACTTTTTGGAAGCCTACTGCTTACTCAAATAGGCAACATAAAGATTACTACGACTTAAATCAAGATCAGTATTATGAACCGCAATGGGTACAATCAGCTAGATTTATTCTACAAATCAAACATCCAAAGTTAGATTGGTTATTAGGAGGCCATACAGGTGTAGGCCACTTGGGTAAAGAAGACAGATTTAAATGGAGAAAATTTGTTAGCTTTGCCGAAGACAGTCTTTTAAAGTACATGAATGAAAAGACTGAAAATACACCAGCATATTCACCTTTTGATATTAAAAATTTAACAGCATGTTTTTATGATGATGCTAGTATTCAGCCAGGAGAATCGTTGCCCATAGAACTTGCACGTGGCTGTCAGTTTAGATGTAAATTTTGTAGCTATCCATTAGTGGGAAAAAAGGTAGATACTTATCTAAGAGATGAGTCTCATATCGAAGATGAATTACTGCGTAACTATGAAATGTTTGGCACTACTCGATATCAAATCATGGATGATACTGTAAATGAAAGCTCATCTAAAATAGAAAGGCTGGCTAAAATTGCAGAAAAAATGCCGTTTAAATTTGAATGGCTGGGTTATAATAGATTAGATGTCATCGGCGTTAATCCGCATACCATTGAACTGTTAAAATTAAGTGGACTTAAATCAACATATTTTGGCATAGAAAGTTTTCATCCAGAAGCAAGTTCTTGTCTAGGCAAAGGCTGGAATGGCAAGTACGGCAAAGACTTTTTATTAAAACTAAAAGATATTTGGAAAGACGACGTATCTATTACTTGTAGTTTTATCGCAGGTTTGCCTTATGAAACAGAACAATCATTGTTAGAAACACAGGAATGGTTGTTAGAAAACAAAGTAGCAGACAATTGGTTCTTCCTTCAATTGTTTTTAAATAAAAACGGCAAAGGCACAGAGTTTGAAAAACATGCCTCTGACTATGGAATAACATTTCCTAATCCCGCAGACACAGACTATTGGGAACACAGCACTTACAATTTTAAAGATGCCATCACGATTGCTCAAAAATTAAACTATGACGACAGGCGAATAAACATGGTAAAGCCTATGACATGGTACATACCTAACTATGCTAATTTAGGCTATGACTACGACGAAGTAAGAAACACAAAGGTAGTAGATTTAAATTGGAAAGAAATGGGCATCAAACATCATGCATTTATTTCTAATTACATCTTCGACCAATTAAAATAAGTGGCACAATTTCTTAAATACTTTATAATTTTTTAATGAGGACAACATGACAGACCAAGAAAAATTTGACTTTTTAAAATCGGCCTTCGATGATTTATTTAAAAAGCAACTTCCAGAAATTAACAGAGACACACCAATCCAAGATCTTGGATTAGACAGTTTAGATATTGTTGAACTTCAAATGGAATTTGAAAAACGATATAACGTAGAAATTCCAGACCCAGAAAATGACATCAGAACTGTTGGCCATTTGCTGGATCATTTAAATGTCTAATGACGTTTTAAAAGCAGACGAACACAGAGATTTAAATCATATAGATGAGTTTTATAAAACACTTATAAAGCCCATCAGAGATGATTTTGTCTCTGACATTATCCGTGAGGCTAATACTATCGAAATGTATAGCCCATGGGATAGAGAATTCCATTGGAAAGAACGATGGGATACAACAGCAAAATTAAAAAAATTAGCAACACAATGGGCCAGCAACTGGCTCTTTAATCTTACCAAAAGAAATTTCCCGTATGTATATGTTATGAATGGCAATTCGCACAGTCTTGACGAATTGTTCAGACGTGTTGGTAACATTGCATTTAAAAAAGGAGATTATAGTTATTATTCTCACTGGCATGAAAAGTCTGGCAAACAATGTCAGATTTTAGAAGAGCCTAAAAATGTCGACGATATGGTAGTTTCCTGGCCCGGATATAGTCAAGGCGACAGAACCGAACTAGATTTTGCATTACAATGTAATCCTAAGAGAGTGCATTTAGATTGCGCTTATTTAGGTTTAACTGAACCTGATCAAATTGATGTATCTGCCTTCGAAACTATTAGCGTAAGTTTTAGTAAATCACTGTCTATACCTTACAATAGAATTAGTCTTTTATATTCTAAAAAAGAAATACCAGAGTTAGAGGTTCTTAATTGGATAGGTTACGTGAATTTATCTGGGGTTAATTTAGCTACTAAGCTATTAGAAAAAATGCCACTGACTTATTGGTGGGATACTTACGGAAACAAATTAGAAAACATTTGTTTAAAGTATAATCTAACTCCGACAAAGAGTATTCTGTTTGCTTATGACAAACATAACAGAAGGATAGGCCTAGCACCGTACTGGCGTGCCGAAAAATTTTACTATAATTATTTAGGTATCGGTGCCTTTGAAGATATCAAAAAAGAAATAGATCAGTTTTACATAGACAATCCTGTACCAGATAGTTATTTTAAAATAATCGACTGTCGTAAAGTTTTAGAAGCATTGCCTAGTTTTAAAAAGTGGTGTACAGCAAATAAAATTAATCCTATTAAGGTTGCTTATATATCTACGCCGCCAAACACAAGGCAAAGTCCTCATCTAGATGACGGCGACGAGATTTTAGCTATCAACTTTCCTGTTACAAATACTGATCAAGTAACAACTGAAATGTGGGATGAAGAAGGTCTAACGTCTATTAAATTAATGACTAAGGGAACATATATACCTTATTATAGATATTTGGTCAGCGGGGTTGATCCACAGGCTAATTATGTGTTAGATAAGCCGGTTATTTTAAATGTTAAAAAAGTTCACAGCGTAGTAAACAACACAGACAAACCTAGAGTAAGTTTGAGTTTTAGATTTTATAATGACCCATGGCATTTGATAGAAGGAAAAAGTAATGGTTGATGATTTATCTAAATTAGGATACATTGTACCAAACTTGCCTCGCTTTGAAATCGACAGCGAAAAATTATGGGCATGGTGGAATGAAGTTAATATCCCAATTAAAAGAATACAAAAAGACAGCAGAGGTAATGGTGGCGGCTTTGAAGGCGAGTTTTGGGATGGCGTAACAGTATGGCAAAAGCCCGGCTACCAGAATCAAATTGTTTGGCGTGTTAACTACAAACCAAATGATGAATTGTTTGGCGAAATGAATAAAAGGATTTTAGAATCTTTGCCGTGGTATGACATACATGGAATCACGTTATGGTCAAACAAGCAACAAATAAAAGCACATCACGACGGATTGCCCAAGGATTTATTTCCAAGTGCTCCGAGGATTGCGTTGTTAGACGAATGTGAAAATGATACATTTTTTCTTGTCAGTAAAGCAAGATACAAATTATTGACACCTAAGTTAAGAACAGGTCCGAATTTATTTTTGTTTAATAATGAAAACTATCTACATGGAGCGCATGCACCGATGAACGGTCGTAAAGTATTAGTTAGAATAGACGGACCATTAGTAGATCCAGAAGGACTGAAAGCTTATATAAATAATGAAATAGCTGCCGGCTCGAAATATGAAGGAATAGAATAATGGATTTAAGCAAGATAGGATATTTCATACCAGACGTTGCACCTTTATATCCTAATAATATGCCTCTGTTTTGGGACATATGGAATGATAAAAAAGAGTTGTTAACAAAAATGAAAAAAGACAACCTAGGAGATTTAAGCAGTGGCGGCAATGATTTGCAACTGCTTTATAATACTGCCAACTTCGAAGGTATGATTACATGGATGAAGAATGACAGCTATCTCAAAGGTAGTACATGGAAGCAAAACATTGTATTAGATGCTCCTGAGATGTGGAATGCTTATGTAGAAGAAATGGAAGAAAAACTTCCATGGTACGAATGTGAAGTAGTTGTGTTATGGGCTTGTATTAAGCCAGTGTTTTATCACATCGATCCTGCTCCATTACAGCCTGCTCCTGTGGCTGTTCGTAGTTTAATATATGACAACAATCCAAGTCCTACATTTAAACTACGTAGCAACGAAACTAGAGAAGAGAAATACGTTCCATATAATCAAGAACGTAATACCTTTGCCTTTAATAATCTAAAATTCTTCCATGGTGCGGATTATGATCCTAGTCACTATAAAGTATTGATGAAGAGTTTTGGCAGAGTTAAAGATCAAGGTTTATTGTTAAAACAAGTACAAGAATCTAAAGACAAAGGTCTAGCCTGGGAATTACAATGAATATTAATGAAGAAAATTTAGTGTGGACTGTATTAGACGCACCCCCGATACAGCCAAATGATTGGGACTTTTTCTGGAACGCATGGAATAAACATGCTGGTTCTAGTCATATTGTAAAAAGCGATCCAGCTGGAAATACAGCATCGGAAAATTCTAAAAAGATTGATTTCTTTAAAGGCTTAAACATCTACGCTAAACACAGTAGTATGTTAGAAAACAATCACTGGGAAGTGCCTTTTTTAGATTACAAAGAAATATTTCCAAATGTAATAGAAGACTTAGAAGCGGCCTGTCCATGGGCTGAGATTATATTTTGTAGATTGTGGATGAGCAATCAACCTATACCATATCACAGAGATTATGCTCCAGAAGCAGTGGCTATTAGATCGATGATCTACAACGAAAATCCATTGCCAACTTTCAAGGTTTATCATCCACAAGGCGGTGTAAACTATGCGGATTTGCCAAAAGAAACAAATATGTTTGCGTACAACAATGCAACATGTTTACATGGCTCTAATAGAGAAGATGGCGTGAACAAAATTATTTTGTTAACTCTACACAATCTCAAAGACAAAGATTTGATGATAGAGCATTTTAAAAGAAGTGCTGAAAAATACCCTAACAGGTGTAAATATCTTTAATTAGTAGATTGATTAGAAATTCTATCAACAATGATTTTTTTCTGTTCGTTAGACAACTTAGACCAAGTGTTAATTTCGTCTTTAGTGCGTTTACAACCAACACAAACATTGTTTTGAATTCTACAAATACTTTTGCAAGGACTAGGAATTAATTTCATTTTTAAATTATGTATAAGAATCAAGCAGTAACTTGGGTATCAGATCCAGTATTAGACGGTATATACGAAGAGTTGAGAAAATTACATTATCTCAAAGTTGGACATCGATTATACAAAAACTACAGCCCGGATCATGTCAGTGAAGTTAGTGCTAAGACTATTTATTGGGGACATTCAGGAGAGCCCGAGATAGTTTGTAGCATATTACAAAGACCGTGTTGGCCAGACAACACTTATCGTATTCTAAATAGGCTATGGAAGCCAAACATTTTGTCTAATCCTATTTTTGATATCAATGAAGGATTTGCCAAGGTATTAGAAGATCAAATCAATTGGTGTGAACTTAGAAAAGCCGACGGTGTATTCATGAGTCGTCAAGGCGACGGTAAGTGGCAAAGATGGGCTTCTAAAAAGCTGACAGCAATGACTGGGCTACAATTTTATCTTCCAGATGAAAAGTTTTTAACTTGTAATAATGAACAAGATGAATCGTGCTGGCAAAAGATTATATATCACGGTGATGTTAGTAAAATCAGTGACTGGAAAAACGTTGAAGATCCTAAAAAGAACGGCATACACAGACTAACAATGAGTGACTTTGGTCAATTAAAAGATTTAGTCAACACAAAAGGTAATATCACCGATGTGCTTGCTGATGATGTTGGCGACATTCTACGATATAGAACACGCTGGCTAGAAGGCATGCAAAAGTGGTATTTAGAACCTCAAGATAGTGTACATCACTTATATGGATACTTCGAAGATGATTTGTTAGTTAGTTGTATGAGTTGGAGATGTGATTTACCGGCACCATACAACGATGGCTGGGTAGTAGGTAATTTAAAAAGCCGTCCTGGTTATACAGTGAGAACAAACGGCATGCTAGAGTTATGGACTAAGATGTTTGAAGTCTGCGAAGGCTTCGGCTTAAAGAAATGGCACATGGTTATCCCTGCTACAAACAGCAGAAGATATCAGGCTGTGGCAGATAGATATTTTAAAGAAATAGACAGTTCATATGACTATGAATGGAGTATTATTGTTCCTCCCAACACACAGCCCGACATAGACTGGGTTTGGGGTAGCATGGGCAAAGTTCTACTAAATAGTGAAATAAGAGTAAGAACTGGTACGAAAAAGTGGGAACACTTGGTGCCTAAAACCTATAACTGGAATAAAAATGCGTAACAAATTAACATTCAAAGAATTTATAACTTTAACCTTTAAGTATAAAAATTTATGGGGAGGTTTAATACCTATGAATTTAATTGCAGTAAGTGCTATTGTTGGCGCATTCATGGGTTATTGGCAAAACATTTATTGGTTATATTTGGCCATGGGCTACTTCTGTATCATGGTTCTAGGCGTGACTATCGGATATCATAGATATGTTAGTCACAAGAGTTTTGAAACTTGGGCACCTATTAAATATGTTATACTATTCTTTGCCATGCTAGCAGGACAGGGCAGTCCTATATTCTGGACCGCTATACACAGAAACTTACATCATCCTTATAGCGATGGAGACAAAGATCCGCATACACCTAAAAAAGGTATTGCTACTAGTTGGTTCTTATGGTTGTGGAAAGTTGAAGAAAAAGACATTAACTATAAAGACATCATTGATTTACTTAAAGTACCTTTTTACGCATTTTGCCACAAATACTATATGCCAATGTACTGGGCAGTAAATTTAATCATAGCATTAGTTAGTTTTGATTTTTGGATTTGGTTTGTCATAGTTCCTAGCTTTATCACATTTCACAGCTATGCGGCAACTAATTGCTTGAATCATTTCCAAAGCTTAGGTTATAAAAATTATGAAACCGGAGATAATAGCGTCAACGCACCTATATTATTTCCATTGGTATTAGGCGAATGTTGGCATAACAATCACCACGGTGACGTAAAGGCATACCATTTCGGTCGTGTTAATTGGTGGGAAGTAGATCCCAGCGGCGTTGTCATTGATTTGATTAAGAAAAGAACGTAATGCAAAAGAACTCGGACTTTTATTTTAAGTATCTGTACATTGATTATAACAAACAAGACATTGATAATTTTCTTAATAAATGGCCATTAACGGAATCCAAATTCCAGCAAATGGAAGTATCAGAAGTCAAAGATCTCATGCCTTCTTTGTTTGATTGGTTTGGTAAACACGATCTAGTAGTCACACAGATATTTTTAATAAATCATAGACCAGGATTTAAACAAGATATTCATGTAGACTATGAAGAGCAAGACGGGCCAAAATTGGCTATCAATATACCATTGACACCTTTGGCTGGCGCCTCTACAACACGAGTATATGAATTCCTTGGCGATCGTCGAGTAGAAATCAATCATAGAGATGGAGACAAAGTCGTATACTCTAAAGTAGAGCCTGAGTATGTTGAAAAGATCGGAGAATACAAATCGTTTTGTCCGGTATTACTTAATATAACTAAACCACACAGCGCATGGAACAATACAACTCATTTAAGAGGGTTGTTAACTTTTCGATTTAAAACTGATCCAGACTTTTTAATAAAGGAATAATATGAGAGGCATCGGCAACAAGCCGTTTGTAGATTGCCAAGAGCATCTAGACATACAAACACTTAAAGATATAAACATGGAAATATGCTTGGGTATTGCAAAAAGCGATATTAAAGCAGGCGTATATGGTCCAGGGGTTCAGGAAAGTGAACGCTATGGTAACTTTATGCTTATGAAAAGTAAACTGGCCCGCGAAGAAGGCGATCAATACGGCTGGAATACAATGACTCATAATCAGCAAAATGTTTTTGCTAAGTTATACTTTCATCTTTATAATCCTAGCACAGTTGTTTATCTAAGAGAAAATAAAAAGGGCATAGACCCGTTAGTTGCTTATCGTAAGAAAGCTTACGCAGACTCATTTGATTGGACGAATAATATCAATAATTTCCCCACGCTAAAAAGCTGGCTGGATAATTTGATAGGTACTGTATTTAAAGAATATGGAAGAATTTTATTCTTCTTACATGAGCATGATTGCCAGTTACCAGTACACAGAGATGGTGTTGCCCAAGTACCGCATAAGAATGAATTTCTGTGGATTAATCCAACAGGTATTAAAAAGTTTTATGTTTATAATGAAGACACGCAAGAAAGACACGATGTAAACTCCCCCGTTATCTTTTTTAATGATTTAGATATGCACGGAGGAGATACAAATGAGTGTATGACTTGGTCGTTGAGAATTGATGGAGTGTTTACTGACGAGTTTAAGCAAAAGTTAGGTATTGATAACCTGACAACTTATTGATCAGAAACAACATCAATTTCAATGGCATAACCGGAAGAATTGGTAGCAAGTTCTTCTTGTTTCTTTTTATACTTAACAACTAATTCTTCTACGATGGCCAAAGCTTTGACATCATCTTGTTCAGTGACGTGAAGAGCTGTTACCCAATTAACTCCAGGCTTTTTATATTGTTCTACCTTAATAGGATAGTTTCTAAATTTATCAAAGCTTTCAATAGCGTCATCGATTGATTGTCCGCCAGTTTCAATTAAATGCTCTGTGGCGCTTTTCTTTTTGTTTGGATTAAACATGCTGGGTGCTTCGTTGTCCCATTCAGGCCCGCCAATCCAATTAACATTCACTGTGTACATAGTTACCTCATTAAAAATGTATATGACTATTTAAGTTGTTATATCTAAAATTTAGTTTGCCAATTTAGTTGACATTATTCAAATACTTTGCTATAATACTAGTTAGGTAGGTAGTTATGCTACATACTAGGAGAAAAGAAAGAGACGAGAACTAACATCCGTTATCGCTTCATGCGATTACGAACAATACTCTGGCTGGCGCCTTGAAAACGCCTCGTGCTTGTGTGAACTGGTGTTAACTATCAACTTTGTGATTTGCTGACCAGACATATACAAGTCTCTGTGCCTTGTGCATTGTGACTTGTCAGGATTTTAGTGAAAGCTAATCCGCATGTTATTTGTCCAGTTGGTTACTTACTTTCTTGACTCCGCTTTTATTTTGTTGTATAATATATTTTTTAAAGGAAACACACAATGTCATGTACAGGATACGATAGCAAAGCAGTTAAGCTACCCAAAGCAATTAAACGCCGTTCGGCAACTATTGTTGACGCACATAAACGTGGCGCATTTATTCGCAGTTATGTGCAAGTGTTGATCTCGGATGCTCATCAGAGTAAGAACCGAAACTTTAAGGAAAAGAAATAAATGAATATCAGTCTACGCAAAGCCAGTGCTTTGCAAAACAGCATCAATGATGCTATCAAAGGTATTGACCTAAAGGGTCAAGTTAGCCTAACAGAGTTCCATAGTCCTATCATGGAAATTGACAAGGCTACAACAGAGTTCAAAACTAATTTGAATCGTCGTGATTCTTTGGTTAAAGCACTCTATGACATTCGCAAGCAAGTTAGCGCCGCTAACAGTCGTGTGGGTGTTGACGACAAACTTACAGAGATTGCTTATCTTGAAAAGCAGATTCAAAATTATACAGCACTAGCTGGTAATGAAGTTCGCGAACAAGAAGCAGTTGTACTTGGTAAGTTGGACAAGATTAAGAACCGTAAAGAAGATACTCGCAGTATCTACGGTTTTGAAAGCACAGTGACTACTACTGTTTTTACAGAAGCAGACATTAAAGGTTTTAAAGTATTTGTTGGATTGGCTAAAAAAGCTAAACAAAAGCTTCAAGACGAAGTGTTGGAATTGAATGTGCGTACAGACATTGTTCTTAACGCAGACACAGTTCAAACGCTGATGGCAGAGGCATTGTTATAAATATTCTTTGAATATTTCTATAGACTCTGCCATAGTTAATCTAGTATTATATTCTTTTCTTAATACTAAACTTAGGCAGCGTCTAGCTTCTGAAAAAGTTCGTATATTGTGTGGTATCCCAGCTTGAACTATACTAGGAAAGCCAATAGATTGTTCTTCGATTAGGTCAACTTGGTCCTGTTTGTAATTTATATACTGACTACTTAAGGCTGTACGTTCAATTGTATTTGATACTCCGGGTTTAATCTTCCACCAATACATTCGACTATCTTTGCCGCCGAACACATAGTTTATTTTAGTGTAGTCATTTTCTTTGCCACGCCAGTCGATGTCAGTGTGTATTGTAGTACAAAAGAAAGATGGAACATAAAATAGTTCTGCCCATGTTACTGTTAAATTTAAATTATTAAAAAATGAAATTAATTTAGGATTGATATCATCAAACGAAAATTTGACATGTCTAATTTTGTCAAATGAATTTATATCTAAACCTTCTCTCAGAGGATTTATATCTAAGTTTATATTAAGACAGTTAACCATAAATATATTTACCGCGGAGTACGTCAGAGGTCAGACTATCAGGCTCATAACCTGGGAGACGGTGGTTCGAATCCATCCTCCGCAACCAAACCCCGTGTTAACTCAACGTAACAGAGTTAGGTAATTGCTACACCTTAACGGCACGGTGCATTGGATCTACCGCAAGGCTTGTTTAAAGCGACTTGAGAAATCACAAAGGCGGGGACGTTGCCCGTCTAAATGGAAAAGCACGTGGACAGAGTAACAGCTCGGTCTAGGGCTCTTGTGGTGAGAGTAGCTAGACATTTTATTGAAGCACATACCCTACGCCTACTTGGATTAGGAGATAGTGTCCATAGCACTGAAGAACGGTTTAAGTGTGTTTCAATAAGATGCGGGATTCGTATAGTGGTAATACCTTAGCCTTCCAAGCTAATGCTGACAGTTCGATTCTGTTATCCCGCTCCAAATTATTATAAAGGATTCATTATGGCACATGAAGCAGGTAAAGGTTCAGCACCACGCCCATTTAGCGTTACACAAGAAGAGTATAACAATAGATGGGACATTATTTTCGGCAGAGATAAAGTCTCTAAGGAAATAGAAGCTGAAAAGAAAACAGATCCTTCTGTTACAGAAGTTTATAACGATGAACGATTAGTTTCAAAGTTTGATAAACTACAGAAGCAAGAAGTTAAATAAAAATACAGGGTGATTAGCTCAGCGGTAGAGTCGCTGCCTTACACGCAGTTTGTCGGGAGTTCGATCCTCTCATCACCCACCAATTAATTCGGAGTGTAGCGCAGTCTGGTAGCGCACCTGGTTTGGGACCAGGGGGTCCAAGGTTCGAATCCTTGTACTCCGACCAATTTTAAACATAGTGCTTAGATATATCTAATTTGTGACTTAGTCTTACTAACAAGTTAACACGTTTAGATGGTCCATCATTTATTACTTGATGCGGCACCTCAGTTCTTAGCATATACGGACCAGAAGTTTTGTAACGTTCAATTAATTCTACATCTTCTCTTTCAAATGTCCAATATCTAAATTCAGTTGAAATAGCATTGTTACCATCATTGACAAGAGTAGGTTCAGCTTTTTTGGCAAAGAAATCAACATAAGATTCTTCATATCCACATAGCGGTATATTGAAACTTTTATTGAACATAGGCGCATCGGTATGTATCAATGACACAGTTTTAGCTTGAATAACATTGAACATTATTCCTGTAATATATCCAGTCCAGCCCTGGCGGTCTAAGAATCGTTTAAGTTCGGGTATGCCTAAAAATACGTTTTTGCTATCTGGTATATTAGCAAATAAAGGTTTGGCATCGTTATAATTATCAGGACTGATAATTTTTAAAGCCTGTGTTCTAATTGATTCTACGTCAGGGATATCTATTTCTGTGTGCAATTTCATAATAATATTTATAGATATGGATAACGAAATTCCAAGTTAAATAAAACAGGATATGAGCTATAAAATTTTATTATGCGGGGACGATTGTGTTGACATATATCAATACGGTCACGTAGAACGATTAAGCCCTGAAGCTCCGGTTCCAATTGTTAAATTGGATCACTATCAAAAGATTCCTGGCATGGCTGGGAATGTCAAACGCAATCTACAAGCATTGCACTGTACAGTTGATTACAGACACACAGACACTAATGTTAAAACAAGAATGTTAGACATTAAAAGTCATCAACACATGCTACGAATAGACGAAGACAAAAATTGTACAGCACTCAAAGTTGATGTAGATTTAAGTTTGTATGATGCCATAGTAGTCAGCGACTATTGTAAAGGAACTATAACCTATGAATTTGTCGAACAACTCAGGCAACAATATTCGGGTCCAATTTTCGTAGATACAAAGAAAAAAGATTTAAAAAGATTTGAAGGATGCTATGTTAAGATCAATGATTTTGAACATAGCACAACAACCTCGGTACCCACAGACATAATTGTTACAATGGGCAAAGATGGTTGTTTATATAAAGAGAAAATGTACCCGGCGCCCCTAGTAGAAGTTGTGGATGTCTGTGGCGCCGGGGATACATTTTTGGCAACTCTGTGCTATTTTTACTTAAAGACAAATAACATAGAAGATGCTATAATGTATGCGAATAGAGCTGCCGCCGTGACAGTTCGACATTTGGGAGTATATGCTCCTAGTTTACCGGAATTTGAATAATGAAAATATCAACTAGTCCAGATCGTCATACCTTTCAAAAAGAAGGATATGTGAAACGCTGTGAAGAACAAGGTAAATTGCCTAACCAAGACTACATTAATATGTACAAGTCATGGAGGGAACAGGATCAAGCTAACATGGAAGATCCCGAATGGCAGGAAAATAACATGGAGTATGATCTTCGCAGTACTGATTGGATACTTGAAAAGGTTCGTGCTAAAGAATCGTATGCTCAGAATCTCTATGCGGCCATGTGCAACAACGACTTTCAAAAGAATGAATTTATGCCTAAGCTAGCAGGCAAGACTTGGAGTTGTAGTTGGCGCCATGCTGGTGGAATTGTTGCTGATATGCGCGAACAAGGCGACTATATTGATTGGTACTGTAGTGGTATTCGTAACGATAGCCCTGTGCTATTAGACGAGCAGTTTGCTGAACTAAGCAAAGAACAGCAAGAACAATATATTGAATCTAAATCCTATGTCAGCGAAAGTGTTGTAACAGATGAAATTAAAGCAGATTTGAAAAAGCTAGGCTGGGAAGTCTTGGACAGCGACCCCGATAAATACTGACATGGAACAATACAAACTACCTTTGTGGCAATTATTCTGCCACGTATCAGTCATTTATTGTATAATGACATTTACATCTATAGACTATGCAACCGCTTTTGCCGTCTACTTTATCACAGGCTGTCTAGGCATTACAGTTACTTTTCATAGATTGCTTACACATAAAAGCTATGAAACGCTGGATATATTTCGCAAAATTGGCACAGTATTAGGCACACTGGGCGGTGTTGGATCCAGCATTGGATGGGTCAGCGTTCATAGACAACATCATCGTTACAGCGACAAAGAACTAGATGATCCACATACTCCAAATAGATACATGGGTTTTGTACATTGCTTTTATGGCAGTATGTTTGCTGAACCTAAGGTTAGATATGTTCCTGATTTGCTTCGTGATAAATTTCAGCTTAAAGTTCACGAAAACTATTGGAAAATAAACATCGCTTATGCCATTGCGTTATACCTAATCGGCGGAGTTCATGCTTGGATGGTATTCCACGTATTCCCTAGCTTTATACTATGGACTGCTATGGGCCTAGTTAATTATCTAGGACACAAGTATGGTTATAGAAATTATCCTGATACAAGAGAACAAAGTAAAAACAATTGGATTGCTGGTTTAATTGCTTGGGGCGAAGGATGGCACAACAATCATCATGGCGATCCTTACAACTACAGTTTTCAAGTCAAGTGGTGGGAATTTGACGTGACTAAGTGGGTTATTCAAATTATACGAAAATGAAGGTCATTGACTTTTACAAACTCAGCGATAAAAAAGTCACTGAGTTTTTTAACTTTCTCCGAGAACAACAAACAACAGATGATCCTGCGTGGGCAAATATGTGGGACGATCATTGGGATACCAAACCCAACACCCTGCCTTATATCCTAATAAAAACAAACAAATACCAAGGACAAGAAGGTGCATTTTATGTAGTCTATGATGGCAAGAAAGCGATTGCCTGCGGCGGTGTTGCTAAACTGGCAACAAATTCACTGATAGCACTAGCTGGCACTAGAACATGGATATCAGAAGAATACAGAAATCAAAACATTGCTAGAAACTATTTGTTACCAGAGCATAAACAATGGGCAATTAAAAACAACTGTAAACAAGTTGCTCTAACATTCAATGACTACAACAAAAACATCATTGCTATATGGAAGCGAACTAGACTGGGAGAAAGTCGAACACCCAGAGAGCCACGTCATTTCTGTTATAGCAACTTCAACGAAGTTACTTTCCCAGTTACTATACAATACACATCACAATGGGTCATCTATGAAAAATTAGACACAGCATGGAACTTTAATTGGGAGACTATTAAAAGTAAATAGTTTATGAACTTTAGTTATGTAAATTTCCCCAAGATACCACAAGAGTTTATACAGCCATGTTTAAATATGGTGCCTCTAATTGAATCCAGCAATTTTTTAAAGAAGGTCAATGAATTAGAAGGACAGGCTGTTAGGCTAACTTATGTACCTGCCATGGCACAAAAGTGGATCTACGAAAACATTGTGTTCAAACATTTTAAACATATTTCTCAAAATTTAATGATGCCTTTTATTCACGTATCACAGCATAGACCTAACCCAGATAGAGGTCCTGAAAGTCATCCCATACATTTTGACTATGGCCGCAATTACGCATTTAATTATTTCATTGACACGGGCGGAGACAATGTATGGACACATTGGTATGACAACGATAAAAACATAATAGAAAGTCATCATGTAGAACCATTTAGATGGCATATCATTGCTGTAAATCCAGAGCTGCATTCAGCCAGTGGCATAGAACCAGGACGTAAAAGAATTTCTATAAGTTTAAATTGGGATCCTCCTGTGCCAAAGCCATTGTTCAATGCCAGGGAATATTGGAAGGATTTTCTAGAATGAATTATTTTGAAATTGCAGATTACAATCCAATTCGCAGTGACTTTGAAATCCCCGGGGAATTTCAGCCAATTAGAAGATATCAGCCCAATGTTGTATTAACTGACGAAGTAATTGACAAACTTAGTCAATTAGGATTTCAACTAAGAGAAGTTCAAATGTTTACAACGCCGCCAAAAACGTTTACAAGAATACACATCGACGGCAATTCATTTGATAGTAAAAGTGCTATTAACTATGTTGTTAACGGCATAGGCGCAATGAATTGGTACAGGCTTTTAAATTCTAATACAAAATATAGTGTAACAGAAGCAGGCACTGGTTATATGCCTTTTAATGTCACAGACTGTGAAAAAATAGACGGTGTTAATTTAAACAAATTAACGCTGGTAGAAGTATGTGTACCGCATAATATTAGCAATGACAGCAATGAATATAGATATTGTTTTAGCATTAGATATCATGACAACAATTTCGACAACACATTTAAAAGATTAGCGGCATGGAACAATTTAGTAAATTAACATCAACAAGTACATGTAGAATCCAACTAACTGATTTTGCAAAAAGCAATTACACTAAGTGGATTCATAAAAATGCCTTTGATATTGCCATGGTACACGAATCATTGATTAAAGATGATCCTGTTATTGTGAAATTAATCAAACAATTTAATGCTGTTCCTGTTATATTTAGAATGCCACCATGGCAATTCTATAGATTCCATACAGATGCGATTAGAAGTTGCGCCTTGAATATGCTATTAGTGGGTAATGATAGTCAAACATATTATGGTACACAATCAGATGAAGAAGAAGTCATGAACATTCGTGAATTAAACTATGAGCCAGATTGTTATTATCTTTTAAACACACATGAAAAGCACGGTGTAATTAACAGAAACAATCTAAGATATATGTTCAGCATGGGATTTAATCAGCCTTTAAATTACAAACAAGTCAAAGAATTCTGCGAGGCCAATAACTTATGAAAAAATGTGCTTGGGTAGAAAACATGGTTAGCATCGAAACAGATGGTTGGACAAGACCCTGCTGTGGCGAAACAGACAATGCTGCCAGAATCAGTCCAATTCAAAATGGAATTAAAACAGCATTTAATCATCCTAAGTTATTAACACTGAGAGAAAACTTAAATTCTACAGGCTATACCGCAGACACTGAATATGCTTGTTATAGATGTAGACAAGTAGAAGAACACGGACAACAGAGTCTGCGTACAGGCACTAAATTTATCAGTGAACAAAGAGAAATTCGTGCAATACAATTTAAAATGAGCAACAAATGTCAATTGACTTGTGCTCATTGTGGACCCGAGCGTAGCAGTGGCTGGCGCAAATTGTTGGGAATTAGTCCACATGTTATAAATGCGTTTGATGTTACAGATGAATTCCTGGCCGAATTAGTCGAATTGTTGCCTAATTTGGATCACATTAAATTCACAGGTGGCGAGCCATTTCTAGATCCCGCACATTATAAAATATTAGAACATTTAAGTAACTACGATAGAAGTCATTGTAAATTAGTTTATATTACAAATGGATTGATCAAACCCAGATTGGATCTGTGGAAAGGCTGGGCCAGTGTACAATGTAGCATTAGCATAGAAGGCTACAAAGACACTTATGAATGGTTTCGACGTGACGCAAGCTGGGATGAACTATTAGACTCTGTTGATATAATTAAAAACAACAGTAATGCCAGTATAAGTTACAGCGTAACGCCGTGGACTATAGCTGATTATCCGAAGACTGTGGAATTTTGGAAATTGCCTGTACATACATTTCCAATTGTATATCCGAAACACGCAGGATTGAATCTATTTCCCAGGCATATCGCAGAACAATATTGGGATAAAAATCTTCCATATTTTAATTTAACCACAGACAAATTAAAAAGCATAGATTTATATAAGAAATGGGCCGTAGATTGGGACAATAAATGGCATACACAGGGCCAGGCTGAAAAATTGTATGCGTGGCTTAAATAAACACATGCACAAATTAGTTGAAAATATTGTCACTGATTCAGAATTAGAATATTTAAAGCAAATATTTCTCAGTCATGACCACATATTCAGCCATGGCATGGACAAAGTATTGTTGCCATTTGACGAAATTGAATTCAATGAATTTGCTACAAATTTGATTGAACGCAAATTGAACATAAATGAACCCTACAAAATTGTAGGCGACAACTTTTATAAGCACAGTCACAGTTACTTTCCACATTGTGACGCTATAGAAGATAAAGCATGGTTGAATATTGTTATACCAATTCAAAGATTTGAGCCCAGAGAGGATCAAAAGTTTATTGTATTTGATCAACGTTGGCAGGGTAAGAATATTACATGGCTAGGCAATTTTGAAATTGACGGTGATTTCTACAGTAATAAGAAAACAAATTCAAGGCCCTGTGATGGGGAATTTTTCCAAGGTGGTACAAATACTGAATTACCCCAGGAAATTTGGCAACACATAGACAGTCAACACTTCGAACGTGACTATTTTTATAGCATGAGCGGAACAGCATATTCCTGGACTCCGGGATCAGCTATAGTATTTGACAGTCAGCACATACATTCTACAGGAAGAATGATGAGTAAATCTAAATTAGGCGTTAGTATAAGGATAGCACATAAATGAAATATGCGATTACAGGCCATACTGAAGGAATTGGACTCAGAGCATTCGAACGATTGAGCCCAAATTCAATTGGATTCAGTCGAAGCACTGGTTATGACATTAATAAGAAAAAAGATAGGCAACGAATTGTCGACGAAAGCTACGACTGTGACGTGTTTATAAACAATGCCACAGAAAATTTTGCACAATCATATATGTTAATTGATATGTTAAATGCTTGGATAGATTTGCCTGAAAAAAGAATTATCAATGTGGGCAGTAGAATTGCACAATATGACTCACTAACTGGTATGCAATATAGACATCTTAGATATTATCATGCTGAGAAATCGTCATTAAAATATCTGTCAGAGCATTATGCTGAAGTAGCAAAATGCAAAGTTGATTATAGATGGTTTGCTTATGTAGGCACAGCAAAAATTCTTGCGAAATATCCGCATTTTACTACTGATGATTATATCAGTGAAGATGCCGCAGTGGATATCATACTTTCATAAATAATTGTATGTTATACAAAGAATTTAAGCCAGCGTATCCTCGCTATAATGAAGTAGTCGAGCAATGCGTAAAACTAGCAAAATTATATGTTGATTGGGAATATAGATCCGACGGGCAAGTTTCTATTCAAACTGATGATCCTTCAGTGGATAATTGGTTAGCTGGCACAGGACATAGTACAGCTAAAACTAAAGACTGGGAACATAAATTCTGTCATTTACAGCCTAGCCTAATAGGCACTGCTATAGATGATTATTTTAAATGGCTGGCAGTGCCTGTGTATAGAGCAAGAATAATGTTAGCCCGTGAAAAAGGATGTTATAGTATTCACAAAGACTATAGTCCCAGACTACATTTGCCATTGGTAACTAATACACAATGTAATTTTTTAATTACAGATCCAATGGTCATGTTTCATTTGCCGGCAGATGGTCGTACAACGTGGGTGGATACAACTAAACCGCATACTTTCATGAATGGAAGTACAGAAAAAAGATTACATTTAGTGATGATAGTGGAGAATTAAAATGATTACAATTACAGAAAACGTGAACACAAAAGTAGCAGAAATACTACAAGAAGAAAATAATCCGAACATTAGTTTAAGAGTATTCGTTCAAGGTGGAGGCTGTAGCGGAATGCAGTATGGCTTTACACTTGAAACAGTACAAAATGAAGATGATTTTATCATTGAACAGCAGGGTGTTAAATATCTTGTTGACGCAATGAGTATGCAGTACTTAGAAGGTGCTACAATTGATTACAAAGAAGATTTTGAAGGTAGTAATTTTGTAATTCAAAATCCTAATGCACAAACAAGTTGCGGTTGCGGGAGTAGTTTCAGTGTTTAAAGAATTTAAAGATACATTCAAGCTTTATGCTTATAAGAATTCAGATCGTTGTGATTTGAGTATCATGGTTACTAAAAGTTTGGTACTTACGTACAAACTAACTCATGAAGAAATTAAACATATATTTGCTGGCTATGATATAATTGACCCTGCCAATGAACAATGGGGAGTTCAATTGAAATCAAAAGCTGGACAATATTGGTTTGTCATGAAGAAAGTTCATTTCAATGCTGTTCGTATTACAGTAGGCGATCGTGGCATGGACTTTAATTTCAGAGTGGACATCGGTGATTGGAAAGATCTTATTAAGACTTACAATGAGCAAATGACAACTCCGCAAGCGTGGGACGATAAATGATAGTTAATAAAATTACAGAAGCCGTTATCTACGAAAGTCCAGATGGAGGCAAAACCGTTTATATGCGTGAGCCCGGCAGTCCTGTACAAAGTAGAAAGCTAGCATGGGAAAGCGAAGATTCTAAGAGCCTTAGGGAAGAGATAGAAGAAAGCAAATTGTGGGGCAACATACGCAGAGCCGCAAAAACTAATCCCACAATTAAACGGGCCTTAGACGAAGCAATCATGCTTTATAACTTATCCAAATAAATTGACACAAATTGAATATTCTGCTATAATTATAGCATTATAGGAGTATTAGTATGACTATGCATTTAGCGCATCCTGCGCTGTCACTTGGTGGCAAACGCAAGGGTAAAGTTAAGTTTCGTAACAGCGCCGAAGCCCAAAAAGCTAGGCAATTAGACGAAGATTGGCGTGAGCTTCAAAAGAAGTGGGGCATTGACGCGGATGAAAAGAAACGTCGTAGAGCAATGACAGCAGAGCCCCTACAGTACACTTTAACAGCTCCGGCAGGCCGCAGTACCACCCACAACATTAAAAGCCGCGATACGGGGCATACGGGTGCTATTAGCAGTAAGGAAGCACCACAATATACAGGCACTAAGATGCTGGGTATTGGAGTTATGCATAAAAGTAATAGCGTACCTATCTTCTCTGACGACGAAGCTAAGTCTATTTCAAGTATGCGTAGGTAAATAGATGAATGAAACAACCTATAAGCAAATGGAGTCTGCATTGTACTAACCCAAAATGTGGTTATGCCTTTTCACGTGACTCCGGAGAACCAGATGTAATCTGCCAAAGATGTGGCGGATTTGTAGAAGTAAACGAACAAATAACATTTATAGAAGTACAGGAAAATAATAATGACATTCGTAGTAACTGAGAATTGTATCAAATGTAAATATACAGATTGCGTGGCAGTATGTCCAGTGGATTGCTTTGTAGAAGGGCCAAACTTTCTAGCAATCAATCCCGATGAATGTATCGACTGTGCGGTATGTGTACCAGAATGTCCGGCTGAAGCAATTCACGCTGACTTGGATATTCCGGACAGTCAACGAGAATTTATAGCCATTAACGCAGAATTGGCCAAGATTTGGCCTAAAATTACCAAGCAACGGGAACCTTTGCCTGATGCTGAACAATGGGATGGTAAACCCAACAAACGAGATCTTTTAGAAAGGTAATCAAAATGGAATACGCAGTTTATAGAAGTGCCAGTGAAATTAACTCAGCCATGGGCCGTGTTTATGGCTACATGAGCCTAGCAGTTATTGTTAGTATGCTAGTCAGTTATTTTGTAGGTACTAGTCCAGAACTACTACAATTTTTCTTTACAGGTGTAATGAAATGGATTGTAATCTTTGCGCCATTGGTAGCAATCTTTGGTGTAACTATTTTACTAAACGCAAGCCCTACTAAAGGTATGGCCCAACTTTGTTTACATGGTTTTGCCGCATTAATGGGTCTAAGTTTTGCTACAATATTTGCGCTATTCACTATGGGTAGTATTGTAAGCGCCTTTATGGGCGCCGCCATTTTGTTTGCTGTAATGAGTGGATACGGATACTTTACTAAACAAAGTCTAGACAGTCTGGGCAAGTTTATGTTTATTGGTTTAATTGCGATTTGTATTGCCAGTATTGTTAATATCTTTATTGGTAGCACAGTAATGCAAACAGTGGTCAGCGCATTGGCAATTATTATCTTTTTGGGTTTAACAGCTTATGACACACAAAAGATTCGCGAAGAAGTTAGTTATGACAATGACGGTATTGCTGAGATTCGTGGAGCACTAACATTGTATTTGGATTTCATTAACTTGTTTATTAACTTGCTAAATCTATTTGGAGACAGAAAATAAATGGCATTTGACCTAAAAATAGGCGACATGATTGGCGCTGGTGCAGTTTATAAAATAAATGCCTCCGGCGTACATCAAGCAGTTCCGACAAGGGATTTGCTCATGGACAAACGTGTTGTTATTTTTGCAGGTCCAGCGCCATTTAGTAGACTAGACACAGAGCAGGCCATAGCTTACGCAAAACTCAGCAGAGAAATGCTGAAATATGTGGACAATGTTTATGGCCTGTATTGTCAAGATGCTTTTGTTATGAATCATTTTGACAAGCACGTTAAAGAAACAGTGCCCGATTCTGCTGTGGAATTCTACGGAGATGGTGATGCTTTCTTTATTAGAGCACACAAATTAGAGCAGGATTTTACACATCAAGGACTTAGTGTAAGATCAATTAGATATGCTGTAGTTGTTAAAAATGAATTAATTGAACATCATACCTCTGATGATTTTAGTGTAATTGAAAACACTTCAGCTGAACGAATGTTAGAATGGTTAAAGTCACAGTAACTGATATTCTTGATTTAGTCAAGGAAATAGACAGCGAAGATCCAATTGATTGGGGTATGTTGGCAGTAGATGAAAACATGGCCACAGAAATGATTGCGACAGGACTATTAGAGCAGTATAATACAACATGGGCTGACATGGACCCAGATGAACGTACAACAATAATGCTGGCAACAATTACCAAATTAGTAGTTGAAAACTTCACACTTAATTTAAAGCTAAGACAATGAAACCTAAGTTCCAAAAATTATACAATAATATCGCCCATGAAGTAGCCAAAATGAGTCATGCTCGTAGACTACAAGTTGGCGCAGTTATTGTCAAAGATGATAGAGTTATCAGCATGGGCTACAATGGTATGCCCGCAGGTTGGGAAAACGACTGCGAATATAAAGACTACGATTTGAGTAGAGACTTCGACGGTAATTACTTTGCTTATTCCTACAAAGAATATCCCTTAGAAGACGAACATGGGCGTTACAAATTAAAAACAAGACCAGAGGTATTACATGCTGAATCAAATGCTGTATCAAAATTGGCGAAGTCTAACGATAGTGGTGATGGCGCTGACATATTTGTTACTCACGCTCCTTGTATGGAATGTTCCAAACTTATTTTTCAGTCAGGTATTCGCAGGGTGTATTATAGTGCGGACTATCGTGATGATTCGGGAATCAAATTCCTTAAACAAAGCGGAGTAGAGGTAATTAAACATGACGAATAAAACAAGTTGGGTATTAGACGTAAAAGAAGATCCAAAAACTGGCGATTCTATGTTAGAGTTTCCTGCAGACCTTTTAGCCCAAACTGGCTGGAAAGAAGGTGACATACTGGAATGGAAAGATTTGGGTAACGGTTCTTGGCAGTTGACAAAACAACTTCCTGGTGTTACAATAGAAGAAGAGGAAGCCTGGCAGGACCTCGAACGTAAACAAACAAAGGCATAATATGGCAGACATAATGGTGGACATCGAAACTCTAGCCACCACACCACAAAGTGTAGTAATTACAATCGGCGCGATTCGCTTTGATCCTTTTGCCGACGACCGTGAAAGTTTTGAAGGTGATACTATTCTAATGGATACATTTTATCGTAGAATTGATCCCGAAAGTTTTAATTGGCCCACGGCACATATTGATGATAATACACTAGCATGGTGGGCTAAACAAAGTCCCGAAGTTCAGTTTGAAGCATTTACAGAAGAAGACAGACATCCTATACAAGAAGTAATGCGTGACTTTCATCGTTGGTGCGGGGGCTACAATACAATGTGGGCCAATGGTCCTGCCTTTGATATTGTTATTTTAGAAGAAGTCTGTAAACAATTACATAGAGGTTTTCCTTGGCAGTATTGGCAAGTTAAAGATACTAGAACTGTATATGGACTTGTAGAACATGAGCGTCCTAATCCTCGACTACACCATGCCGCTTGGGATTGTTGGAGTCAAATTGTTGCCTTACAAAGTTGTTTTAGAAATCTAAATATAACAAAATATCCTGAGAGAAAATAATGGAAAATACAAGTGTTAGAGAAGTATTCTTTGGTTTAGAAGAGTATTTAAAGTTTTGCGGTAACAGCGATGAAGATGTATATCTTACCAACGAAATAGGCAAAGCTTTTGGTACTGACAATATAGAAGAAGCATTGCTGGCTTGCTATGTTAGAATTATTTCTAAAAGAAATCCCAATGATAAAATCTTCAGGGGTATTAATAATTACTTAAAAGAAAAGCATGAAGGTTTGCCAATACAAGATGCAATGAGTCGTAGTCAAATGCGTAGCAAAATATGGCTGGTAGAAGAGTTGGCTAAGATTAATTCTAACTATGACAATGTAGCAGTTATGGCAGGATGGTTTGGTCAAATTAAAACAATATACGACAAGCGTCTTACATACAGTAAAATGCGTATAATAGAATTAGACAAAGAAGCCTGCGAAACCAGTGACTATATTTTTAACATTACAAATTTAGAAAACTATAAAGTTAAAGCAGTTAACGCAAATATAAATGAATTAACACTGCACAAAAATGGCTACGAATGGGATGTGGAAAACTTCAAAGATAGCACAAAGTACAGCGAAAAGTTTTTACCAGATTTAATCATCAATACCAGTGCTGAGCATATGAGTGAAGAATGGTTTCACCAAATTCGTTTTAAAGAATTGGAAAGCAATCCTATTGTAGCCATTCAAAGTAATAATTTATTTGATATACCTGAGCACATTAATTGTGTTCATAGTGTGGATCATATGAAAAAGAAGTTCCCTATGAAAGAAATCTTTTTTGAAGGAGAACTACAGTTAAAAGGATACAAAAGGGTCATGCTAATAGGCAGGCCGTAATAAGTATTGACAGCGGCCTTTTCAACGTCATTCACCCCGCTATATAAATTCTGCATGTCGTCAAACTTGCTACTTATTAAAGGAGACTAGAGATGGCAAATCAACCTATAACATACAAGTACACTAGTACAAAAGAATATCACGATGCATTCCCTTGCGCTTATCGCCAGTGGAGAGCTGATAGTCACTGTAATCTAATACATGGCTATTCGTTTAGCATGAAGTTTTACTTTGGTACTGATAACTTGGATGTTCGCAATTGGGCCGCTGACTATGGCGGGCTTAAAGAACTAAAGAAAACACTAGAAGATCAATTTGATCATACACTTATTGTGGCAGCAGATGATCCAGAAATGGAAACTTATAAACTGTTAGAAGCTAAGAAAATGGCCAAGGTAGTTGTATTACCTAGACTGGGCTGTGAGGGTCTTAGCGACATGCTTTATAAGTATGTTAACGGAGTTTATATCCCTGAGATGTGGGGACCAGGTGAAGCAGAACGTTTGTGGTGCTATAGAGTAGAAGTTAGAGAAACTCAAAGCAATATGGCTTTCAGAGAAGGTCATCGTGAATGGAACGAGGACTTGTTTGTATGATGGAATTTATTTGGGCTTTACTAGCCATTATATTAATCGACGTAGTTCTAGGTGGTGAAAACGCATTAGTCATTGCTATGGCGGCTAAACAACTGCCAGAACATTTGCGTAAACGTGCTATGCTATGGGGTACCTTTGGTGCTGTAGCAGTTAGATTTGTTTGTGTGGCCGCATTAACTTATTTGCTGATGATTCCAGGACTTAGATTAGTTGGTGGATTGATGTTAATTTATATTGCTTGGAAACTAACTTCATCTAATGAAGATCATAATAATATTAAAGCCGCTACTACATTCTGGGGTGCTATGGGTACGATCGTTATGGCTGACGCTGTAATGGGTCTTGACAATGCTCTAGCTATTGCAGGAGCCGCTGGTGGCAATTGGTTGTTGATTATATTTGGTTTATTAGTTAGTGTTCCTATTATCTTGTTTGGTAGTACATTAGTCTCTAAGATTATGGACAAGTATCCTGATAGTATTTTTGTTGGAGCATTTGTATTATATGTAGTAGCAATTAAAATGATTGTACACGAACCTTTTATTGATAATCATCTTGATCCGATGCACGACTTTTATGAAAACATATTGCCTTGGGCAGGCGGAATTATTTTAACCGCTAAACAGTATTATAGAACTAAAATTAAAGGAAACTAAATGAAAAAGAGAAACTACACACAAGAAGATGTACGCCGACTACAAGGTAGCGTATTAATCGAACACACGTTAGCTAAACGTGGCGCCGCCAAGTTGCGTGAACTATTAGCCAATGAAGACTATGTAAACACGCTAGGTGCTTACAATGGCCAAATGGCAGTACAACATGCTAAAGCAGGATTGAAAGCAATTTACTTGAGCGGCTGGCAAGTTGCTGCCGCTAACAATACTGCTAACACAACATATCCGGATCAAAGTTTGTATCCTGTTGATAGTGTGCCAAAAGTTGTTAAAGGTATTAATAATGCTTTCCGTCGTGCTGATCAAATTGAATTCCTGGAAGGTAAAGTTGAAACTGATTACTTCCTTCCTATTGTTGCTGATGCCGAAGCTGGCTTTGGTGGCGCATTGAACGCATACGAACTTATGACAGCAATGATTGAAGCAGGTGCCGCGGGCGTACACTTTGAGGATCAATTGGCAAGTGAAAAGAAATGCGGTCACTTAGGTGGTAAAGTACTTGTACCAACAAGTCAAATGATTCGTACATTAAATGCCGCACGTTTAGCCGCAGATGTAGCAGGCGTTGACACAGTTATTATGGCTCGCACTGATGCCGAAGCCGCCACGCTGATTACCAGCGACCACGATCCATTGGATAAGGAGTTTATTATCAATGAACGTACTGAAGAAGGTTTTTACAAATTTAAAAACGGCATTGATGCTTGTATTGGGCGAGGTCTTGCTTATGCCCCTTACGCTGATCTCTTATGGTTTGAAACTTCGACGCCTGATTTGGCACAAGCTCGCAAGTTTGCTGAAGCCATCCACGCTGAGTTTCCTGAACAAATGCTTGCTTATAACTGTAGTCCTAGTTTTAATTGGCGTAAGCATTTGACACGTGAAGAATGTGTACAGTTCCAAATTGAATTAGGTAAGATGGGATATAAGTTCCAGTTCATTACACTTGCAGGATTCCACTCAGTTAACCTAGCTACATTTAGTCTTGCTAAGGCCTATGCTGAAGAAGGTATGGGTGCGTATTCTGATTTACAACAATTAGAATTCGCTACAGGAAACAATAGTAAGTTTACAACTGTACGTCACCAACGTGAAGCAGGTGTTCCTTACTTTGATGCTATTGCCACAGCAGTTGGTGCGACATCGACTACAGCATTGGCCAATTCAACAGAAGCAGATCAGTTCCATTAATGTGGAGGTTGTGGGCAAAGGCTCTAGGTGAAAAATCTGGAGCCACAGACAAAGAAGCGGATAAAATTGCTATTATCCGCTCTTGTATTGTCTTATGTTATATTATAACTAATATTTTTATTGTTGCCGGAGTGATTCGTCATTGGTAACACAATGCTCACATTCGCAGTCAGGGCAAGTATCACACTTGCAACTTGATCCACAATGATGTCGGCAACTACAAACCGAACATTTACAAGCGGCAGTGAACCGCTTGTAACTTTCATAATCATCCATGTATTGTTCCATTAATGTGGCTCAAATAATTCCAGACACTTATTCCAGTGATGGATACGGTCAGCAAGGCCAATTGTACCGCCATTAATGCGTTTGCTTAGTAATACAACATCGCCCTTGTCGCAGATATCATTTAAACGATTCTTATGCCAGAACCAGCAGGCACTTAAAATGGCCCATTCTGGATTTAACAACAAATCTGGATCATCAACTAAACAATCATCTCCAAACAAGTCTCTGCTACATTGTGTGTAGTTACTGCGACCTGTAAGTTGAACTAGGCCGCGCCCTCTGAACTTCCAACCATCTCCGCTGGATTCTGGCCCATTGCCCATGCGTCCACTGTAAACGCGATTAGCAATTAACTGTGGCTTGCGTTCATGTGCTTTGGCTAATGCTTCGTCTGGATAGTATTTCTTAAAAATACCCATCAAACCTTTAGCACCGTAGTTTAGGTTTTCTGTAAGAATAGTAAAGTCTGCGCTTTCATGTTGGCATTGGCTGATAAAACCAGCAACACGAGCAGGTGTCACGATAGCAAACTTTGGTAGCTGTTCGTATAAACCCTCATACCATTCTTGCGGGTTTTTGTTCTTAGTAATACACTGAGCTAATTGTTCAGCAGTAAAATCAAATGTAAATTCCATAATGGACTCCTATATGATTATTTATCTATAGCTATAACCAAAACCTACTAAATAACTATATATTAAGGAGCTTATATGAGTTGGTTTAAAAGACGTCCGCATATTAAAGAGCCTGAAAAGACACACCCACACAGAACTTCTAGTCCTATTCTAGAGGAAATTAAAAAGAAGGCTGAAGAAGCCGGACCAAAAAAGCCCAAGGCTAAAAAGGAAAAATAATCATGGGATGGAATCCGTTTAAAAAGAAAAGCTGGAAAAGTGTATCAAATGCCGTAACAGGTGCGGCTAACACAGTTGCCAACACAGTTACTAATACTGCCAACACAGTAGCAAAAGAAACTACCAAAGCAGTTAATGTTGCCGGTAGAACTATTGTTGATACAGCAGGTAACGTAACAAGTGAAGCAACTAACTTTGCCAACGAAACTGTAAACAATGTTAAGAACATAGCAGTTAGTTCAGCAGGTCAGGCTAAGACTATTGCTACTCGTAATGCCATGGTCACTGCCAAAGTTGCTGGCGCCGCATTAAATGACGTTGAAGCTGGCAGTAAACTTGCTGTCAGGGCCATGGAGCAAGGTGCCAAACAAGGCGTGTATGCTGTCCAACAAGGTGGCGAACTTATTGCTGAATGGGTAGAAGCTAACTACTGCCAAATTGGTGTCAGTATCGCATTAGGCACAATCTTTGCGGCTTTACTATATCGCCCTGAACCAAGCAGTCAAGCAACAACTACTGCGGCTACGGCGCCACTAAGCTCAACGGCTATTCTTTATCTAAGTGCTAAGGAAACAGTAGGTGCTGTGGCATTAGGTGCTGCCTGTGATTTAACTGCGGCAGCTTTCGTTGAATTAATTTGGATCAGTTCAGATATTCGTAAAGCTATTGGCAATTCAAACAAACAAATTTTAACAGACGCGATCGCATTTACATTGGCTAAGTCAATGGATGCGGCAGCTGGTGCAATGATTGTACCACAAAGCTGTGCGGCTGTAGTAGCAGGTGTGGTGACTACATTAGTGGCTCAACTAGCCTGTGAACGCACATTACCAAGTGGTGCTCGCGAATGGGCAACTACTGGTGCCAGTGGATTATAAAAGGAAAGTAAAATGGCATTGATAGATTCAGTATTAAATTTAATTAACAAACAACCAAAGGATCCGGACGCACCTAAGCCTCCAGTCGGTTCACGTAGCGAACGCGAAGCTAAACTAAAAGACAAAGCAGGTATGGTCATTTCTGTATTCGCTTTATTACTAGCAGTTAACAGCTGGTATGGTGGTACTTTAAGCAGTAAGACCTTAAACAACACTATTTCCTCAAACAATATTTGGGCATTCTATCAAGCTAAGAGTATTAAACAAACTCTAGCTGAACAAAGTTTAGATGATGCTGTTTATCGTAAAGACACAGCCAAAGCTGAAAAGCTACAGGCCAAGATTGACCGTTACGAAAGTGATCCTAAGACTGGCGAAGGTAAGAAAGAGCTAATGGAAAAGGCACGAGCATTAGAAGCTGAACGTGACGAAGCCAAGAAACGTAGCCCGTGGATTGGTTATGCTAGTACAATGTATCAATTGAGTATTGTTGTATTATCAGCAAGTATTCTTGCTGTCAGTATGCCAATGTTCTGGGGTAGCTTTTTTGTTGCTGGCCTTGGCATGTTGTTAAGTGCTCAGGGTGTATTCTTATTCATGTAAACTATGAAAATAACATATTCACGGGGCTACAAGTATCAACTAGAAAAAGATTTTATAACAGAAGTTGAAATCTTTGGTGAATACATTATTAGCCCTTTTATAGAACTTGGTCCCAATGGATCTTTGTTAATTAGAAAAGGATACGCTTGGGATGGCCCAAGCGGTCCCACTATTGATACAAAAAACTTTATGAGAGGCGCATTAGTCCATGATGCGCTTTATCAACTTATGCGTGAATATGGGCTTAATCGTAATTATAGAGCTACTGCTGACATGATTATGCGTAAATTCTGTAGAAAAGATGGGATGAACCCAGTAAGCGCATGGACCGCATGGTTTGGTGTTAGATTGTTTGGCAGGGATAGTGCCAGACCCGAAGGAAGTTACAAAATTACTACAGCCCCGTAATATTGGTTGTCAGTATACTTATAGTAATTAAGCATAAATATAATTACTATGAAAAAACTATTCACTCTACTTTTTGTACTAGTTACGTCATTAGCATCTGCTCAGATGCCGACATCAACAGTACCACTACCCGCAGATATTGCCGCAATTAAGAAAGCCAACGTTCTTGTTGTAGCAATGACCAAAAAAGATGTTCCACCATTCTTCTCAGGAGAAGGTGACGATATTCGAGGTCTTGACGTCGAGATCGCGCGACGAATTGGTGTCCTACTTGGAGTACCAGTACAATTTAGACGCGATGCAGAAAGTTTTGCAGAAGTTGTAGAACAGGTTAGAGACGGTCGTGCAGACATAGCAGTTAGTAAATTGTCTGTTACAGGACCACGTTTACAAGTTGTTAGATTTAGCGATCCTTATGTTAAACTAAGACAAAGTTTAGTTATTAATCGCTTATGGTTAAGTTATAACAGTCAGGGTCGAGAAGTTTATCAAGTCATCAGAGAGTTCAATGGCAAGATAAGTTTTATTCGCAATTCAAGTTATGATACATTTGCTCGCATAAACTTCCCTAACGCAACATTCCTTCCTGAAGATAAATGGGATGTGATCATTGATAAAGTTACTAAGGGCGAGATTGCAGCCGCTTATCGTGATGAGTTTGAAATTAAGAAAATTAGTTTTGAAAAACCAGACGCGGCAATTACAACTAAGAGTATTACGATTTCAGACAGCGTAGACAACATTGCTATAGCGGTAAACCCACGAGCTGTTCAATTGTTAAGCATTGTTAATTACGTTATTAAAAATGAATACAGTAACATTGACACTAAAAAGTTAATGGACAGATATAAAGCTGAAAAGAAATAAGGACACATCATGACAACAGCACATTTAAAAAGTTTCCTGGTTAGTCCTTGGACTATTTTAGGATCAATCATCGTAGGTATATTAAGTGGAGTATATGCTCCCGAGTTCAGCATGAACTTTGAAAGTATCGGTAGTATCTATATTAGTTTGCTAAAGGTAGTTGTGCTACCATTCTTGTTAGCAACTATTCTAGTTGGTATCATTGGTTTGCTACAAAAAGAAGGCAGTCAAACATTAATTCGTAGAATTATCGTAGGCTTTGTCAGTAGTATGTTTATTGCCGCAGTTATTGGTGTAGGCACAGTTGTAGTTACTGGATCTGAAATGACTCCGGAAAAGAAAACACAACTCGGTGTTTTAGTCAATGACAAAGACAGTGGCACTGACCTGAATATCACTCTAAAAGAACCAATGCCAGTTGCTCCGACTGTTAGTGCAGGCAAGATGGCAGAGAAGTTTATTCCAGAAAACATTTTCAATACACTAAACAACGGTGAAAGTTTGAAGATCGTTATCTTCTGTTTGATATTCGGTGTCGCTCTTGGACACTTACAAACAGAAGGCCAAAAGATGTTAGTTGAAGTACTAAAAAGTATTCAACAAGCAAGTATTAGCATATTCAAATTCCTAAACTACTTTCTACCTATTGCGTTATTAGCAATGATTTCAGCGCAAGTAGGTAAAGTTGGCGTTGGTATCTTTATGACCATGTTTGACTTTGTAATGCAACAAGCAATTGGCGGTTTCTTAGTTATTGCCGCAGGTACAGCAGTAATTTGGGCAAGAAGCGGTTTAAGTCTTGCTACTGTTATTAAAGAAACTAAAGAAACATTAATTGTTGCTGTTAGCTCACGTAGTTCATTGGCTTGTATCCCATACGCACAGGAAGCACTACACAAGTTGAAGTTTGACAAAGGTGGAGTTGAGTTAACGGTTCCACTAAGTTTCACTGTTAACCGTATTGGTAGTATTGTTTACTATGCTATCGCTACAGTATTCATTGCTAACATCTATGACGCACCATTGGGTGTAACAGGATTGTTAGTTGTATTATTTGGTAGTATCCTTGCTGGTCTGGCATCAGCAGGTACAACAGGTATTCTAACAGTTGCCACTGTAGCAGTTGTCTGTGATTTGTTAAAACTACCAAGTGAAGCTGTGTTGGTATTGTTGATCGCAGTTGATCCATTGATGGATATGATTCGCACAGCAAGCCATGTACACGGCAATGTAGCAGTAACCGCATTTGTCTGCGAGACCGAAAAAGAGCATGGACAAGCTTAAAGACTTTTTATTAGGTTTATTAACATATATAGGCGAAAGTCCATTTCGCCTATTCACGGTTGTCTTCCTTTGTATATTAGGATTTGGTGGCTGGGTCATTTACACAGAAAAGGATGCTTTTATGGCATCCTACCGTGCTCAACAAGCATTACCTAAGATGAACGGCAAGTATGAAGAAGCATTAAATTTCTTATTAAAGAATACAGACGCAGAGATGGTTGCGTTCTTAGAAGTTAATACACTAATCAATACACGTAAGGTAGTTTTTTTATCTACTCGCAGTGGCGGCAGAGATAAACGAAATGACGGATTAGAAGTTGGACTGTTTTCTAAAAACTATGACAACAACAATGACGTTATAGGTTTAATGTCTGGTAAGATTCCATGTAGCCCATATCTTAAACCACAAAGTCTTATTGGATTTGTATATAAAGAATACGGAGTAAACTATATGTGTCGTATCAGCGTTCCTGCAGAACCTGGTGTGTTTATAGGACAGATTAGTGTAGGCTGGAAAGAAAAACCAGATGATGTAGAAGCGGCACAGACTGCGATGGTTATTGCTTCTTCTCTATTATTTAAGAAATGAAACGCATAGGCGTACTAGGTGGCATGGGCCCGGCAGCCAGTGCCGAGTATGTAACACGATTAATACAACAAACTCCCGCAAGTTGTGACCAAGAACATATTCCATTTGTATTATGGAATGAACCAAGAATACCAGATAGAAGCACAAGTATTCGCAATGGCGATGATAGACCATTACCATACTTGTTACAAGGCATACAGGTATTAAAAGCAGTTGGCTGTAGTATGGTTGTTATTCCCTGTAATACAGCACATTACTGGTATGACGAATTAGTCAAGCTTAAAGTTCCTATTGTTCATATTGTGGATAGTGTTGCCAATGAGTTGCGTGATATTAATGTCGTTGGCACCATTGGAATAATAGCCACACAAGGTACAATACAATCTGAATTGTATCAAAATCGTTTAACTGATTGGGCGTGTATTGTTCCTAGTCAAGAAGAAATAACTACATTAGTTCAGCCTTCTATAGAATTGATTAAAGCCGGAGACTTGGTTAAATCATATGCTATGTTAATGACAGTAATTCAAAGTTTGATAGATAGAGGCGCAAAAGCAGTTGTACTTGGTTGTACAGAACTGCCTTTGGCTATTAAGATAACAGAAGAAAATGGTGTGCCCATTGTTAATAGTATAGATAGTCTAGTTAAAGCCGCTATTACTTATTAGCCAATGGATTGTCAATGGCCTTTTGAATTTTGCTATCAACTTCTTTCTTTAACTGAACAACTTCACGTTCAATTTCTCTACGAGCTTCTGCCATTTCTTTACGAATAGTGTTGGCTTCGTTACGAGCTTTTTCCAAGTCTTCACGTACTGCTTTACGCATGTCACGCATTTCACTTTCAGTTTCACGTTGTGCTTGTTTTACACTGCGCTCAACTTGCTCAGTAACTGATTCATTACGACGAAGGTCGTTCTTTAAATCTGTTTTGATATCACGAGTGTAATCGCTGGTCTTAGCACTATTCTCTTCAATAACTGCCAAACGCTTGTCAAACCCACTTAGGTCAGGCGCACTGTATTCAGCAATCTTTTTCTTCATGCCAATATAGTCTTTATAGACTTCAAAGGCACCATACAAACCACCTAATGTGCTACTTACAATAGTAAGTGCTACCATTAGTTTAGCGGGTGTGAATTCGTAGCCACCAATACTAATTACAGTATCTTTGCTGGCATATTTTTTCATAGCCGCTTCTGCTTCGTCAATTTTTGCGTTAACGTCTTTAATTTCTTCTGTCATTTGTTTCTCCTATTATTTCCAGCCTTCTGGCCATTTTGATTTGTTTTTCTTTTGGTCAGCTAACATTCTGAACCATTCTTTACGTACATCTAAATCATGCTTCATGCGTTCTAACTTAGTCGACGAGTTATCGTAATAAAACATATAGTAAAACGATATACCAAATCCAAACCCTAACATAAAATAAGCAATGTATTCCATATTAATTTCCTTTATATTGCTGATCAACCATACGCTGATGTAAGCTATCACTGCCACGTGTTAGTCCACGCAACACTCTCTCATTATCAACTGTACGTTGATTTTTATAAACTTCTTTGGGCTCATAAAATGCCGCATCTTTTAACACAATTGAATAAGCATTAAATCCACTTGGTACAGTGGCAATTGATGCAATATCAACACCGCCTGCTAGTTCATTTGATTGTGCGTTTTTATTAACTGAGCTCATTGATGGTGTTATTGTGCTTTGCATTGATTCAAATCTTTGTTGCATCAATATCTCAGATAATGGATTACCAGCACGGCTAACACTAAAACTAGCAACAGGCATTTGTGGAGCTTCTATTTCTGTCTTTGTTTCATTGCGGAACTGGAATGTTGGCGCAGGTTGTGTTTGCGGCATAGTCATGCTAGATACATTTATTGATCCTAAAGGATTATAAGCAAATGGATTTCTAGATAATGTAAGTCCTGTACCACTGCTAGGTTGCTGTATTTCAACTTGTGGTTGTGCGGGAGGTTTTAACATACTAACTTGAGTACTCTGTGTTTCCTGTGTTTGTTGTTGTGGAGGAGTATATGTACTCTGTGGCATAGGCATCATACCGGCAGTCATTTGACTTTGTGTTTGTTGCTGTTCTTGTTGAACAGGAGGTAACAATCTTACTACGCTACTAGAAGTTTGACTTTGTGTTTGTTGCTGTTCTTGTTGTTGTGGTGCTTGTAATTGTACAATATTAGTAGATTGAACTACTGCTTGTTGTGTTTCTTGTTGCTGTTGTTGTAATTGCGGCCCACCTCTACTTGCTTGCTGAGTTTGTGTGCTAGTCTGTGTAGTTTGTTGTTGTTGCTGAGTTGTTTGTGTAGCAGTTTGCTGACTAGTTTGTGTTTGTTGGCTAGCAAACGTTGCGGCAGCAGTAGCACTATTAGCACTCATATCTTGATTTATACTAATCGCAAGATTGCTACTTGCCTGTGAACTTTGTGTAGCATTTTCTAATGTTTTAGCGGCATTTTGTACGGCCATTTGTTGTGTAGCTTTATCTTTTTCTTGACTTGCTTTTAATACACTCATTGCTAGTTTACTCGGCCCAGCACTTGGACCTGCTCCTGGACCTGATTGTTGAGTCGAAGCCGATGCTGTGGTAGTTTGTGCTGGTCCTCCTGCAGGTTGTGGACTTGTAGAAGCTGGACCTGCTTGTGTTGGGCTAGGTTGTGATGGATCCATTTGCGCCACTGCTGTTTGTTGAGTTGCATCTTGTGGAGGAGGACTTGATTGTTGCTGTTGAGTTTGCTGTGGTTGTTGAGTCTGTTGTTGATCCGGTAGTGGATTACTTTGATCTATTGTTCCAGTATTACTTGACATAGAAGTGCTACCAGAAGATACAATAGGACCACTTGCACTGGCTACTGTAGAACCTAATAACATATTCTTAGCATAAGCAACTGCGTAGCCACTACATTGTGTACTGTATAAAGGATTAGCAGTACAAGGATCGGGTGTGAAAATTAAACTTGCTCTAAAATTACCAGCTTGTGCATCACCCCAACCACTGCTGGCCATACCTACATAACCCAATGCTGTTTGATTCATTGTACTAGGTAATAAGAATTTGTCCTCAACACGCCCACTAACATTTTCTCCGGAAAAACCATAATTTCTATTCAATAATAATGAATTGCTGGCAGTGTTCATTCTAACATTGACATTGATGTTACTATTAGTCCAGCCATCACACCAGAATAAGAACATGCTAGTACATTGACTATTACCTACAGCCCAATCAAAAGAATAATTGATACCATGTACTTGAGCGCCTATGCCAGCATTTTGTAATGCTACGTTAACAGCGGCCATTTGCACCATCGACTGACCCCACGCATTACTATTGAATAAGTTATTACTTTCTATAATATTATTAAAGCCAGCACAGTTTGGACTATAAGCGGCATTAAGAGCACAAGGGTCAACACGATATTTTAAACTAAAACTTACATTGTTAATTTCCGGACCATAAGGACCTGCCCAGTAGTTGTTATCTTTACCAATAAAACCTACCTGTGCTGTACTGAACTGTGAAGCGAGTACCGGTGTAGCAAATGTTTCATTAAAGTTAAAGTTAGTCCAGTTATATCTTTGATTAGTCTGACTTGTATAATCATAGTTTGCTGCCAAGCCACCAGCAGAATTAAAAAACTTAACATAGGCGGATAGATAGTCTTGTCTACCATCATCCCAACCATTACCGTTCTTGGCAGTAAACGCAAAGTTGAATCCACTGAGTTGTACACCCGACCCGCCGGCGGCCAATGCTGTGTTTATATTGACAATTTGATTTAAGTTAACCTGTCCATAACTAAAGTTAATGTTACCATTGGTTTGAACGTTAGGGTAAGGGCCGCAATAACCTGTACTAGAATTACCGCCAAAACAACCTAATTGGTTAACATAAACACCATTGTTCCAGTTACTAGTCGTAGCAGTAGGTGTACCGGTAAAGTTTATCAAATTACCGGTAGTACTATCTACTTGAGCTTTACTTGAAAGCGTTATGAACAAGGATGCCCAACAAAGCACCAAGGCCAATGTTTTTTGCAGTTTCATATTTGCTCGCTTCTTCTATTTGTGGAACTTTATCTTTGTTTTCTTCCCAAGCCGCTTTAGCTTGTTCGCCAATTTTGCCTTCGTATGGGCAAGGTGTTCCTGCTGCCATCATAGCATCAAATACACGACGATCCTGACACATAGTAGCAACTGCGGCCACCTTCATGCCCATGTCAAACAATGTCTTGGATAACTTTAAGCGTTCGCAATTTAAATCACGTATAGTACCACCTGAGCTAACACCAAAGATCTGTGTTTGTACTGATCCACTGCTACCAGTTGAACATAAGTCATTGTTACCGCCACTCATCATTGCCGGAGCAACTGCTGTTGGCGGTGGTTGAATAACTTTCTGCGTTATAACTGTTTCGTTGATATTTCGATTAGTCATTTCGCCACTGTTAATATTTTGGTTAACGTTGGTGTTAGTATTAGTAGCGGTACTTTGATTGACGTTATTATTGTTATTAGTCATTGTACCGTTGTTGGTATTTTGATTAATGTTAGTCATTGTACCACTGTTAATATTAGTATTAGTGTTACTTGTCGTAGCAGTAGTTGTATTAATGTTACGATTAGTCATATCACCTGTGTTAATATTTCTATTTGTATTATCACTGGTACTATTATTAGTATTTTGGTTGATGTTAGTCATCGTACCATACTGATAATTTGTGTTAGTACTTGTGCTAGTATTGTTGTTATTATTTGTATTAACACTGGTACTTGTGTTCACGTTGTTATTGTTATAAGTCATTGTGCCACTGTTAATATTGTTGTTAGTATTAACATTGGTGCTTGTACTAGTGCTAGTATTAATATTACGGTTAGTCATATCACCTGTATTAACATTATTATTTGTGTTTACATTGGTATTTGAACTTGTGCTAGCATTAACATTATTGTTATTGTAAGTCATTGTACCGCTGTTAATATTGTTATTTGTATTAACGTTAGTGCTTGAACTTGTACTAGCATTGTTATTATTGTAAGTCATAGTTCCAGTATTAACGTTGTTATTTGTATTAACACTGGTGCTAGAACTTGTGCTAGTATTCACATTGTTATTATTGTTAGTCATTGTACCAGTGTTCACGTTATTGTTGTTAAACGTTTGCGTACCACTGTTGACGTTGTTGTTATTGTTTGTATAGGTAACACTACCACTCATAACGTTGTTATTGTTATTGTTGTTAGTCATTGTGCCACTATTAACGTTATTGTTGTTATTGGTATTAGTCGTACCACCTGTTAAGTTGGTATTGTTATTGTTGGTAATAGTACCGCTATTAACGTTATTGGTGTTAATTGTGCTCACGCTATTAGACGTACTATTAGTATCCACCAATGACTTAGAATCGTAAGTTCCTTGATTAATAACTGTAGTTGTACCAGTGGTTGTGCCACTGGATGTTCCCGATGTTCCGGTAGTTGTTGTTTGTGCCAATACCGAAGTTGCGATTGCAGTTAAAGCAAAAGTAACAAGTAATCGTTTCATAATTCACTCCTGATGAAGCCGCCAAAACGGCAATACTATATTTAAACCACTTTTTGGCGTAGTTATATGGTGTTAAAACTAAAGTTTATACAACTTTCTTGTTTTAGGTATATAAATACCATATGAAATATCTTTTACTCTTCTTACTATTTTACGCTACTGTAGATAGTGTCACTGCCGAAACTTTTTTAACGAACAAAGAAGTAGAATGCGATAAAGCTGAAAGAATGATTTCAAATTTAAAAAACAGCGATTTCAAAGAAGTCCCAATTTGGTTTGGTAAAGAAGCTGACAGTAAAACACCAAACTATTCACTATTTGTTAACCCAGAAACAAGAACTTGGACCATTATACAATTCAACAAAGACGTTGCTTGTATACTAGGATCCGGTGAAAGTTATTCCGTTGTTACCAAAAAACTTACCACTTAACCGTTTAGCTTGACACACAAGCAATTAAGTGTTATTATAATGAATGTATCGTAGTCGATACGTACTAAATCAACCGCGTAAAGGAGGGAATACTGAATGATACGCATCGTTAAAATTATCCTGTCTGTAGTAGGTGTTAGTCTAGTCGGACTAATTGCTTATTATGGTATCAACTATAAGCTGGACCAATTAAAGGCAGCAGAAGTACAGGCCAGTCCTGTAACCGCAGAAATGCGAGACCGACAATTAGATTGCTTGGCTAAAAACATTTACCACGAAGCAGGCCATGAGCCATTTGAAGGTAAAGTAGCCGTAGCACAAGTTACATTAAACAGAGCCGCAAGTGGGCAATTCCCCAGCGACATCTGCAAAGTTGTTTACCAAAAGAATGTTGTCTATGACAAAGTTCTTTGCCAGTTTAGTTGGTACTGTGAACAAGCTACAATGGCAAGACCTAAAAACAAAGCCGCTTACAAAGAATGTGAAATTGTCGCTAGACAAGTTTTGTTAGAAGAATTTAGACTGCCTAGTCTAAAAAATGCCCTTTACTTCCATGGGACACATATTAACCCAGGATGGAAACGGGAAAAAGTAGCCACTATTGGCGGACATGTATTTTACAAGTAAGAAAGATTAAAATGAATATTATTGAAAAACTAAACGAGTTTACATCAAATAGCACTAAGAATCTCAAAGAACAATTAGTCACAGTCAGTGCTGATACATTGGGCTGGTTAGCAGTTATTCTTATTCACTTGAGCACTATCCCTACTCTACTTGCTATTCTAACTGGATTAACAGAAAAGACTCCTCCTGTAGATCTTGTATTGTTTACTTGGGCTGGCTTGTTTTTATTCTTTGTTAAAGCCGCAATCAGCAAAGACATTTTGAACATTGTTACAATTGGGTTGGGCTTTGTTATTCAAGCTGGCTTAATGGCACTTATCTTGTTCAAATGATCAAATTAGTTGTTAAAACACTTAAAGTAGGCGACGTAGATGACCCAGAAATATATCTGGGCGCCGTTGCCTATGATTGGCTTCAAACTGAACACGGTACATGGGTCAAAGAACATTCAACGGACATAGTCTACCATCAACATATCGAGTATGCATCCTACGGATATGCTTATCATATTACTGCTACGTTCAATAATGAAGATGCTTTAATGTATAAATTAAAGTGGAGCAATGTCAAATAGTCCGTCGGCACATTATAACAGTTCTAAACTTTGTTGGGAAATACTCATTGAGGAACCGCAGGGAGATAGAATGGTATTAGTTCACAAAGAAGCTAACACAGCACATAAGATGCTAAAAGAACAGGGCATTAAATTCGTAGAAGCCAAAGTTACTAAGTTTAGCAAGCCTATGTTATTGATCTGTGATTACAGATATTGGATTGACAATGAAGAACAAATATTTGACTGGTGTACTGAAAGTCGTATACAATGTACACTTACTGGTATGATCATAGAATTTAACAGTAAAGAAGAACAAATGATGTTTATGTTGAGATGGCAGTAATGCTTGACCCTATAGGCAATGTATATAGGAAGATTGAAGTAATGCCATGGCATATTTGGTTTGCTTGGTATCCAGTTACAACTGTTAGCGGCGAACGTATATGGTTAAAGAAGATATATAGAAGGTGTATTAACACTTATGTTGATCACGATGATTGGACAAGATACGAATATGGTAACATATTTGATGTAATTAATGAATGAACTAGAACAAGAATACACAGCAGGGTTTACTACCAATGTCGAAAGTGAATTGACGGGCCGTGGCTTGAATGAAAACACCGTTAGACTTATCAGTGCTAAGAACAATGAACCCGAATGGTTGTTAGAGTTTAGACTAGATGCACTAAACAAACTAAGCACAATGACCGAGCCCAATTGGGCTGAGTTAAAATACACACGCCCAGACTATGATAACATTTACTATCACAGCCGGCCTAAAAAACAATTTAACAGTATAGACGAAGTGCCACAGGAAATCCTAGATGACTTTGAGAAGTTAGGTATTCCCTTACATGAACGTGCTAAACTTGCAGGTGTAGCAGTTGACGCAGTTTTTGACAGCGTTAGTATTGGTACAACATACAAAGAAAAACTAGCAGAAGAAGGAATTATCTTTTGTAGCTTCAATGAAGCAGTACAACACCATCCTGAATTGGTAAAACAATATGTAGGCTCAGTTGTACCTAAAAGTGATAACTGGTTTGCTTGTATCAACTCAGCAGTATTCAGTGATGGTAGTTTTGTATATATTCCAGAAGGCAAACGATGCCCATTAGAGTTGAGCACTTACTTTAGAATTAATAGTGCCGGTAGCGGTCAATTTGAACGCACCTTAATTATAGCAGATAAGGATAGTTATGTATCTTACTTGGAGGGATGTACAGCACCCCAACGTGACGAGAATCAGTTACATGCCGCAGTCGTCGAACTTGTTGCCCTTGATAGGGCTGAAATCAAATATTCGACTGTACAAAACTGGTACCCAGGGGATGAGAACGGAGTTGGAGGCGTTTACAACTTTGTCACAAAACGTGCCCAATGTCGAGGCGTACGAAGCAGAGTTAGTTGGACTCAAGTGGAAACAGGATCAGCCATTACCTGGAAGTACCCAAGTTGCGTACTCCAAGGGGAAGGATCAATTGGAGAATTTTACTCAGTGGCAGTTACCAAAGGTCATCAGCAAGCCGACACTGGTACAAAAATGATTCACATTGGTGCTAATACTCGCAGTAAAATTATCAGCAAAGGTATTAGCATTGGTCGGAGTACAATGACTTATCGCGGCTTAGTCCGTGTTGCACCAACAGCAAAGAATAGTCGCAACTACACACAATGCGATAGTTTGATGATTGGCAACGACAGTATCAGCAATACTGTTCCTTATACAGAATGTAGAAACGACAGCAGTCAAATTGAGCACGAAGCAACTACAGGCAGAGTAAGTGAAGAAGAATTATATTATCTAGCAACTCGTGGCTTGGATGCAGAACAAGCGGCATCGACGATTGTCAACGGCTTTTGCCGTAGTGTATTAAACACATTGCCTTTAGAATTTGCGGCAGAAGCAAATAAATTATTATCAGTAACCATGGAAGGCAGCATAGGATAATGCTAAAAATTACAAACTTATCGGCGAGCATTGGCGACAAACAAATCTTAAACAATGTAAACATCGAGTTGTCCAAGGGCAAGTGTTTACTAGTAACAGGACAAAATGGCGCAGGTAAAAGTACACTACTACACGCTATCATGGGTCGTCCTGATATTACTACCACAGGCGATATTCATTTAGACAATACAGAGTTACATAACATGGAATGCCATGAACGCAGTCAAGTAGGAGTTTTTATGGCACATCAAAGCCCTCCCAGTATAGATGGTGTTAATACTATGACATTGTTTAAAGAAATACAAAAAGTTCAAAACGTCTCGGGTTCAACCAGTGATTTAATTAAACTTAGTAAATCATTGTTCAATTGGATTGGTTTACCAGAAGGTTGGGAAAAGCGACAATTTAATCTCGGTGCCAGTGGCGGCGAACGTAAGAAGAATGAAATCGTACAAGCTGTATATCTTAAAAACAAAACAAAATTATTGCTACTAGATGAACCAGACAGCGGCCTGGAACAAAGCAGTCGTCAAAAAATCATCGACTTAATCGCAGAAACTTGTGGTAATGGCGGCTCAGTATTGTTGGTAACACACGACAAAGAACTACAAGCAAAATACAGTGATAACAAATTGGATTTAAGTAATGCGTAAAGTCTATTTGGATGCTGAAAGTTTAGATTTAGTATTAGTGCCTACACGATCTGAATACGAGTTTGTGTTTATACAAACCGACGGCAAGTGTATTGCTAATATTAAATTAAAACCACACCCGGACACTAAATTCAAAGTAAAGATTTATATCTACGCAGAAGGAACCAGCGAAGTAGACTGTGTTTGTACATTAGATGTGCCAAAAGAAGTCAGTGGGGTTGAAACAGATATACAGATCCGTAGTTGGCCTTTTGATAAGAGTAAAATAAAAGCAAGACCTGAAATGTTTATCCGTAACAGCAAAATTATTGCAACACATGGTAATGCTTTAGGAACATTAAAACCTGAGGATAAGTATTATCTCGCTAGCAGGGGCGTTAGCGATTATAAAGAATTAATTAAGCAGAGTTTATTAGATGCGTGATAGTTTTCCATTTTTCAAACGCAAACAAGATATAATATATCTGGATAGTGCGGCAACAAGCCAAACATTGTATACAGTGGCAGAAGATCAGCGAGATTTTATGCTTGATCACAAAAGTAATGCTCATCGTAGTGGTAACAGCATGGGTACATGGGTTGACCAGCAGTATCATCTAAGCAAAGAACTTATTGGTAAATGGCTCAACATTAATCATCCGGAAAAGCGTATTGTTTATAACAGTGGCACTACACAGGGATTAAACGATGCCGCGGCTATGATTATGAGTGCAATGTCCTCTGGCGTAGTATTTGTTGGTATCGACAGTCATCACAGTTTAATTTTACCTTGGACACAGTCAGGTAACGCTAAATGGAAAGTTGTGTTTATTAATTTGGACAAGGACGGACGCTTAGACTTAAATGACTTACAAGCAAAGATTAAACAAGAGCCAATGGCAGTCAGTAAAGTCATTGCCGTTAACGCTGTCAGCAATGTACTAGGCTTAGTCAATGACTTAGATGCCATTAAAAAGATTGCCTTAGAAGTTGCGGCTGTTAGTGTTATTGATGCTAGTCAAATCATTAGTAAGCGCAGAATAGATATTAGTGGATTCGACTTTGTTGCGTTCTCTTGGCACAAAGTCTATGGTCCAATGGGATTAGGTTGTTTGCTTATAGATCCAGTTTGGTTAAACTTTGATCCAGTTCGTCCAGGTGGCGGTACTGTTACCAGTGTTAGCACAGACTCTGTAACTTGGACTAAGAATGCTACTAAGTTCGAAAGTGGTACACAAAATCTCAGTGCTATCTGCGCCATACCTAGGCTTGTTGAATGGCTAATAGAACATCAAAATGATATAGAAGAGCATGACATCAGTCTTGCTAAAATTATCAACGACCAAATATCATTAGCACAATTTACGCCTGTTAGTAAAACAGATTCTGGATTGCTTTGTTTGGAACCAGTAGTAGGCACAGTAGAAGATTATACAATGATGTTAGACGCTAATAACATTATGATTCGAAGTGGCAAGTTATGTGCCGAACCGTTGGTTACTCAATTAAGTAATGGTGCGTTATTGCGATTAAGTTGGGGTTGCTATACAACAAGGCAAGAAATAGAATTAGCTTTAGATAGCTTAGGAGAAATACATGCTAGACTTTCAAAACATGTTCAACGAGCTGTTTGAGTTAGAAGACGCTATGGACAAATATGACTGGATCATTGAATACGGTGCCATTGCCAAGCCTGTGTTTTCTGTTACAAAAAATGAAGTCAATTTAGTCAAAGGTTGCACTAGCAATTTATGGGTCGAAAAGATTGAAGATAAAATTTACTGCTATGGCGACAGTCTAATAGTACAAGGTATTGCGTCGATGATCTGTGATTGGTATAATCAAGCAAGTCAAATACAGCAAGTGAATTTCAGCTTAAATACACTCACAGATATCGGATTAGCACCATTATTAAGTATGGGCCGCCAAAATGGCGTAGCTAATTTAATAGCAAAAATCAAAACATTATGAATGATCAAATTAAAGATAAAATTATCGCTGGTTTAAAGTCAGTGTATGATCCGGAAATTCCGGTAAACATCTATGACTTAGGACTTATCTATGATTTGACAGTTACAGACACAGATGTTAAAATAACTATGACACTAACAAGTGCTTTTTGTCCAAGCGCAGAAGAAATACCCGAAGAGGTGCGTGTGCAAGTAGAAAAAGCGTTGGCAGAGTTAAATACTACGAGAACTGCTTCAGTAGAAGTGGTGTTTGATCCTCCGTGGACTCCCGAAAGAGTATCCGAAGAGGCAAGATTAGAAATGGGAATGTACGATTATGATCAAAGCAATATTAGCATGGATCACTGGCAAGAGTGATACTAAGGCTGCAGAAGCACCTTATAAAGTTGAAACACCAACAGTAGATATGTCAGTGGGCACAGACGCTGTAGTTGTTGTCAAAGAAGCAGTTGTTCCGGCCGAGGTGTTACCAACACCAGCTTTTGAAGTTGCACCAGTTACAGTCAAAGCAAAATACAAACGTGTTGACTTAAACAAAATGACTAAGAAAGATTTGTTGGCACTAGTTGCTCAGCATGGCTTGGAAGTTAAAGCTCGCAGTACTAAAGAAGAACTAGTAAAAGTATTAGCAAAAGTATGATACTAACAATATCTGAAGAGGCAAAAACATATATTGTCAATATGCTTGAGCGCAGTCGCCGCCCAGGTGTCGAATTGGGTTTAGAGCAACAAGGATGTACAGGTTACAAATATACTTGGACTCCAGTTGCTATTAAGACCAGTGACCATATTGTTAATTTAGATGACGACCATTTTGTTGTTGTCAATAATAAAGCATTGCCTTATGTCATTGACAGCGAAGTTGTCATTGAGAATATCGGAATTAATAGTAGATTGTCTATAGTTAATCCACATGTCGCACACAGTTGCGGTTGCGGAGAAAGTGTAAATTTTAAAAATGGCTGATAATACTACGGAACAGCGTTTGAACGAATTGTTAGAACGTGAACGAGCAATTATTAAAAAAATGAATGTGGCTCTGAGAGCAAACGCGAATCCACAAGTCATTGGTCACTTTGAATTTATGTTACAGGAAGTTAGATTTGCTCAACAAGATCTGCGGCAAATGCAGAAAGCAGACAGGGGCGATGGATTTGATGATTATTTAAGCATCGGATAATGATAAACAACAAGGGTCAAATGTATATAGACGATAATGAAATTGTAGAGTTGATGTTGGCTAATCGGCAAGTAAAAATATTGCCCAGCAATAAAACGTCATTTCAACAATTTGAATCTACTTGTAAAAAATACGGATTAGATGTTCCATTCAAACTAGCGTCTGATCGTAGCGATATTCATTGGGCTATGCCAGTTGAATACGAAAGCTTAGATGTAATAAACTATATAGAAAAATTACATCCAAATTTAACGGCAGCACAGTGGATTAGAATTGACGAAGAATTACAAGAATTTGAAAAAAGAAACTTATTAGATTTGTTGCGCTTTCTTTGTTATTTTGTTACAATACTAAGATCAAACAATATCATATATGGTGTAGGTAGGGGCAGTAGTATTGCCAGTTATGTACTATATTTGATAGGCATACACAGAATAGATAGTTATAAGTTTAACTTAGACATTAAGGAATTTTTAAAATGAGCCAACACAGAACGAATCGTGGTAGAGAATTTAATATGCAGGCATTTGCTGATGCCAAAGGCGAATCAGTGGCCGTTGGCAATAGTAATAGAAACGCCCGTGGTGATTTACTAGGCCCAGGCGGCAAAATTATAGCCACACGCCAGCAAATCACCACAGAAATGTACAATAAAAAGAGTGGGCAAGCAACCACAACTACAGTAAAACTGAATCCAATGGAACAGGAAATTGGTAGAAAAGAAATTGTTGGCGCAGACGGAGTGCCACGTTGGGAAATTACCTATGCTGATGGCAGCGTAGAGATTCAAGACAAGCTTGAAACTAAAATAGAAACAAGGGTTGATATTGATAGTCGAGCAGGAAATACAGGAGATTTGTAATTGAATATTCATCCTTTACCAGGAAATATTTTTGCAGTATTGCAAACAGGAAGCCGCACTACAGCCGGCGGTATTATTTTACGTGATGATAATGGAAAACAGGAAGGCATCAGGCCTCGCTGGGCAAAAGTTTGGAAAATTGCCGAAGATGTCAAAGACATTGATGTAGGTCAATGGATACTAGTTGAACATGGTCGTTGGACCATGACTATTACTATTAAAGACGACAATGGCGACGATTTTAAATTCCAAAAGATTGATCCTAATGGTATCATGTTAGTAACAGATGAAGAACCCAAAGAAGAAATGTTTGGCGAATCATTTGATCTAAGCAGTGGCGTTCGCCCTGAAGACTTTGGCGCTCGCTAAGTCTTATTTGTGGGTAGAAATTAGTCTCTACGCATAAATAAGTATATGCGAAAAAAGAGTATACCCAAAGCAACACCTATTATTACTAACGAACTTTGCAATTATGGCTGCGGTCAAGTTGCAAAGTTCCAATTCTCCGCCGGCAAAAAATGTTGCTCTACACATTATAATTCTTGTCCTGAAAAAAGAAAAAAATTTATTGAAAATGCCGATCATAAAGAAAATGCTGCCAAGTCATTAGAAACTAGAACAAGATTAGGGATAACAAAAACATCTCAAATAAAAGGTGCCGAAACTAGAAAAAATAACGGACACTACAAACGTCTTTCTAAAACTATGCAAAAGCATTGGGAAGAAACTCCTTGGCAAAACAATCTTCAGTGTCCATTATTAGACTATAAAGAAACAGAAATAAAATATCAAGGAACATATGAATATGAATTTCTTGAAGAATTAGAAAGTGAAAAAGGAATACAGTGGATAAAAGATAATATAAGTCGGGGTCCATCAATCTACTATATTGATCCTATAGATAACGAAAGTCGATTATATATTAGTGATTTTATTATAGATAATACAATTTACGAAATCAAATCAAGTTGGACATGGAATAAAAACGGTAAAGATTTGGAATTAGAAAAAAAGAACATAGCAAAGTTGACAGCATGTGTTGAAAACAGTTATAATGTAATATTAGTGTTAAATCACAGAAAGATAAATTATGTCGAATTACTTATGGGTAGAACGTTACAGGCCTCAGAATATTAAAGATTACGTTTGGATTGACCCTGGCCAAAAACTTATGGTCGAGGGTTGGATTAAAGACAAAAACATTCCGCACTTGCTACTAAGCGGCCCTCCAGGCACAGGTAAAACTACACTGGCCAAAGTTCTATGTAATGAACTAGACGTACAAAAAGCAGACATTATGTTCATTAACGCCAGTCATGAAACCGGTGTCGATAACCTTCGTGAGAAAGTCAGTAACTTTTGTCGTAGTATGAGCTTTGGTGACTTTCGTGTTATTATCCTCGACGAAGCAGACTATCTAAGTCCCAACGCACAGGCAGTATTGCGTGGCATGTTAGAGCAGTACAGTAATGTGGCTAAGTTTATTCTAACTTGTAATATGCCACACAAGATTATGCCTGCGCTACATAGTCGTTGTCAAGGCTTTAGTTTCCATCAGTTAGATGAAACAGACTTCTTAGCTAGAATCGCAGAGATTCTACAAACAGAAGGCGTTAAGATTGAAACTGAAGAAGATGTAGATACGCTACAAAAGTTTGTTAAGGCAATGTATCCAGATTTGCGTAAAGCAATTAATACAGCTCAACAATACAGCAACAGTGGCAAGTTAGTCTTACCTGGCGCAGGCCAAAGTACCGATACCAGCGAATGGAAGTTAGAAGCAATCGCTATGATTCAGAATGGGCGTGTGCGACAGGCACGTGAACACATTTGTAAAAAGATTGGACTCGAAGAATACGAAGAAGTCTACAAGTTCCTATATCGCAATCTTGAGTTCTGGGGCACAGATGAAGACGTTCAAGACTTGGCTATTGTTATCATTAAAGAAGGTTTAGTCAACCACAGTTTGTGTGGTGATCCTGAAATCAACCTTAGTGCTACAATGGTTAAACTTGACAGACTGCGTCGCGGTATTTTATAAAAACTGTGGTGCAAGACCCGCATCAAACAGTTTATAATTTACTCTCCGTAAATCTTTAATACCTCGGCTACAGCGGCATGACGCTCAACGTCCCGCTGTTCAAACTCCACAGTGCCAATCATCTTACTGGATGATGCTTCTAATCTAGTAATAAAATCCTTGAGTCCGTTTGCCTCAAAGCCCCTGTCATGTTGGGCTAAGTCTCCGGTAACAAAAATTCTACTATTATTGCCGATGCGTGTTAATAGCATCTTCATTTGACTAGGTGTAGCATTTTGCATCTCGTCTGCTAATAGTATTGAATTTTCAAATGTTCTTCCTCTCATGTAGGCCAAAGGTGCCACTTCAATGACGTTTTCCTCAATCATGTTTTCAATATATTTTGGAGCCCAAAATTGTTCGAAGACATCGAATATAGGTCGTGTCCATGGTGCCATCTTATCAATAAGCGTGCCAGGCAGAAATCCATGTTGTTCGTCAACACTAACTGCTGGTCTTGTAATTACAATTTTTTGAATTCTGCCGGCCTTCAACTCACGTACTGCTAAAAGGCAAGCCAACAGCGTTTTACCTGTACCAGCTGGTCCGATGGCAAACACAATGCTTTTTCTTGGATCTTCTAACAGAGCAAGATAATCTTCTTGTCTAATATTCTTAGGTAGAATTTCTACTTGCTTTTGGCGCTCTTTACGATATTTTTCAATATGCAGAACTGCGGCGTGTTCCTGTGGTTGAACACGTTTTTGTTGTCGTTTTGTCATTCTAACTCCTCCATTAATGGAATGAATTGTTTGACTTTGGGTCTTGCTGT